TCAAAATTCAGGGTAAAGTTCTCCATAGATACTCGTTATATCTTCCTTACGAATATCTATATTGAAGTCTGTGTAAGTATCATTCGTCATTTCTGTGGTCTTATGACCTAGTAAATATGACCTTTTCTTGTCATTCACACCAAAATAATAAATATTTGTGGCGAATGTGTGTCTTAGTCTATGAATAGGTTTTTCGTTCTTTTGTCTCTTTATTCCTAGGGAATTTAATAATACTCCGAACTCACGAGCGTAGCAATCTTTGTTTAATTTGAACATCTTGCTCCAATGTTTATTCAGGTGTTCCGCATATTTTTTTGAGATGTTGACATATCCTGATGTTTCATGCTCTTTTGTGCGCTCAACCCATATTCGCAATTTATCAAGTTCAAGACGACAATTAAACGCCTCGCTTAATCGACAACCAATCATAATGAAAAACTCGATTTCGTGTCCTACAGAGCATTTGTGGCGATTTTCATATATGAGTTTTTGTTCTTCGGGATTAAACCACAAACCTTTTTCAGTTTTTCCTTTAGGGTTTTTGAGAGTTAAAATTACATTCCGTTTCGTTATTCCTGATTCCGTTGCTTCTGCAAAAGTATTGTTCAAAATAATATGACAGCAATCCCTAGTTCTATGAGCAGTTATTGTGTTTAGAAACTCAATGATGTCGTTCTTTGTGTAAAAATTGATGTCCCTATCTAATTTAAATATGTAGTTTTTTAGAGCGGATTGGTAACATCTTCCCTTAACCTTACCCTCTTTGTTTAGTCTAAACCATTTCCACGCTAAATCAATTACTTTTCGGCTCTCTTTTTTCTTTTGTTCTTTTTGCTTGACGACAGGCTTTAGTTGACTTTTTTTATATTCGGCAACCATTTTAACTAGCTCTTTAAGATTTGAGTTAATGAGAAAGTGGGAAGTTCCTAGTATCATTTTTCGCCATTCAAACCGCCCGTCTTTTCGTTTTCTAATATTTTTGTTTAGTCGCATTAGACTTTCCTCCTCTGAAAGTGTTATTTTTTCAGTGGTTAAAAGCCTATTTTCGTCATTTGACGCTATATTTTCAATGTTCAAGTCCTTTGCGTGTTCGCAAAGTTTTAGTCTATCTAGTTCATTTATACTATGCAGATTTTCAATAAAACCCCTAAACTTAGGACACTCTAAGGCAGTTCTAAGTTTTTGCCTAACTTCGCATTTTTGCTTTTTTTTCGCTATGAGTAGTCCTTATTCTATGAAGTTCCCACTCCATAAATAATTCTCTAATTTGAGCATAGAAATATTTTTCTCTATCGTCCACTATTTTTGCCCTCCATATTTTGCTTGTTATCGTTAATAAACTTATTAACTTGATTTTCTATGGCTTCTTTTTGGGCTTCATCTAAGCCGATAGCCTCACCATAATACCATTTTAATAATCTTGCAACTCGTATATAAAATTCTGCTGGCTTATATCCACCAGAAATTCCTTTTAAGTTTTTTTCAAGTTCTGAAAAGATTTTATTTCCTGTTGCGTTTGGTGCATTCTCAATTAATATGCACAATTCCACTGCTTCTTCGTATTTCATAATCTGTTCTCCTTTATTATTTTCGGTATCAAGACCGAGTAAATAATCTGTTGTGACATTGAAATATTGTGATATTTTCACAATAACTTCAAGTGATGGTTGTTGCCTTTCGGTCAACCAATGCTTCATTAAGGTTGTTGCATTTGGAACAACCTTATCTTTTTCTAATTTATAGGGCGTTACTTTATTTTTTTTCAACAAAGTTTCAATCCTATCAATAATTCTTTCGGCTTTTTTCATATTTTTAAGTTTCCTATGTAAATTTAGTTGACTAACCAACAAATGTTGGTTATAATGAGGATATGATAAAGATAATTAAAGAGCGTGAAATTCTCTGTTATGAGTATAATTGCAAAAAGTGTTTTTCTGACCTAGAATGTCAAATGTCTGATTTCGACAATCATGGGTATGCGAACTGTCCTAAATGCAATAGCACATTTCTGTTTAGATGGACTGCTGTAAAAATTAAAGATGACTAAATTCTTTACTTGCTTTCTCATCATTTAAGTGCTTAGTGATTGCTTTATTAAGTGCTAGCGTGTTAATTGCCTGTAAAAGAAAGGCACACTCGCCATCAATATTTAAAGCACAATTTGCAGCACAAGATATTTCAACCCTTTCTGTAGACATAAAAGGGCAGATTTTTATATTTTTATCCATTATTAACCTCCTTTCCGCTCTAATAGGGCGGTTTTTTAATATATAGTTCACAAATTCACATCATTGTGAACATTTTGGAAACAAAAAAGGAACAAAAAATACTCAACAAATGTTGGTTAAATGCTTGACAAGTCAACAAATGTTGGTTAAAATGTAAACATGATTGACAATTCAGTCATAAAAAATACGGTTTCGGGGCAGAGTATCAGCCGTCATTCCTACGCAGATTTTTTGCCATTAGTAGTTTTAGGACTTCTGCGTTTGTGAGCCGTGACTTTTACAGTCTTAGGCTTGCCGTCAAGCTTTCGCTTGACATTGCAACGACATTTTCTAGCCATAACAAATACCTCCTCATTGTTTTATAAGCCTAATTCAAACAACAGGAAATAATTAAAAACGGCTTCATCTGCCCCTAACCGCATTTGATAGGATACCACAAATTTATACACTTGTCAACTGAATGGTTGACAAAAAGGAAATTAGAAATATGATTGCAGAAAGAATTAAAGAAAAAAGAAACGAGAGCAAACTCACGCAAGAGGAATTGGGAAGCGAGATAGGTTGCACTAGGCAATTTGTTCACAGTATGGAACGGGGACTTAAAGTTCCGTCAACGACAATGCTTATTCGGATTGCAGACATTCTAAATTGCTCGACAGATTATCTGTTGGGGAGGGAAGTGAAATGAAGAAATATTTATGGAATTACAGTAAGGCATTTGAACATAATTCAACAGGTGAAGATATAGAATTATCGTCATTTTCTGGCGATGTTGATTTATACGAAAGAACTTGTATGAAAATTCATTGCCTAGTAAGCGAGCTTTGGGGCAAAGAGAGCGAAATTTGCGACACCAAGGAAAGATTAAGCATACTTGTTGAATTAAAAAGCCGCCTTGAAAGCGAGGGTTGTAAATTAAAATGAAAAACATAATCCCGCCCCTAGACCCCGATGTAATTTGGGAAGATGATGATTTTGACCCACTAGACTTATTCTAAAAAAATATAAGGAAAAAAACAAATGAACACAGAAAGAGATAAAATTATTAATTACCTTTTTATTAAAAAGGTGAACGTCAGATCAGTAGGGTTTAATTATCTTACTGAAGCAATAGTAATTGCTAGACAAGATCCGTTAATAAGGATCGGAATCTTAATTAGCGAACTTGCTAAATGGGGGAAAATATCCCCTTACAGAGTTGAGAAAAACATGAGATATGCCATTCAAACAAGCGAAGACGATATTACCCAAAGACAATCTATGGGTGAATTTATTAAGATAGCGGCGATTGTTTTGAATCTGTATTAATCAAGGGAGGATTAATGAGAAAAAGAATAAAAATAGCAACTATAAAAGAAAGACATAATGGCAATCTAGGCATTGATTTAGGTGAGAATATTATCAATATGCTTAAAATCAAGAGAGGACAAACTGTTGTCATAAGTGCTGATAGAAGAGATGAATATCAAATAAAAATAAAACTTTCGGGGAGATTGAATGATGAATATAATTTCAATTGAAAAAATTATGACAAGCCAACAACACAAAATAGCAAGTCTTATATTTTTAAAGGATAATATGTCAACACTAGGACAAGTTGCGGTGGCAGCGACTCAAGCCCGAAATAGAGGCTATCTCGAAGAGTGGTTAAATGATTTTTGGAGCATGGTAGGAAGAGGTGTTCATGATATGGCTTAAATGCGAATGCGGCAATGTTTTTCATGAGGAAGATATTATAGTGGTTGAGCAAAGACACGATTATGGTGATACCTATGCAAGTGAATACTTTAACCATTCGCCATGTTGTAATGACACAAACTTTGAGAAAATAGAAAACTACTGCGAGTTTTGCGAGGGTGAGTGTGGTTGTGATAATGAGGAAGATTAAAAAACAAAATATAAAGGAGAGCAATAAAAAATGAAAAATGAAATCGTTGAGTTTGAACAAATGAATGGTGGCGGTGTTCAACCCTCACAACAACAGTCAAACGCACTTGGAATGATGAGTGACACTTCGCTAATTCAAGTTGCAGAGAGGGCAGAAAGAGAATTAGAAGCAGTCGTAAAAATCAAACGAATTGCCCTAAAAGTCACAAATACTCTTGATTGGGTGAGTATCGGTGGAACTCCGTATCTTCAAGGAAGTGGGGCGGAAAAGGTAGCACAACTTTTCGGAGTATCATGGAGAAACTCCGAGCCTAAATTTGAATACCGAAAAGACGGTCATTATACCGTATCATATAGTGGAACATTTATTAGTGGTGGCAGAGAAATACAGGCTGATGGGGCGAGGTCAAGTTATGACGAGTTTTTTACAGGCAAAGATGACCCAGCGAACAATAAAATTAAAAAACACCCTGATGAGATTGATAAGCGAGATGTGATGATAGCCGCCTACACAAACTTTGTCAATAATGGTGTTCGTCGAATTTTGGGAATAAGAAATATATCATGGGAAGATTTAGCAGAGAGCGGAATAAATCAAGGTGATGTTAAAGGATATGGTTTTAATAGTGCTGCCCCAAAGGCAATGACTAACGAAGCAAAAGACAAGAAATCTAACATTCAAAAAATGCTAGAACATTGTTGCGGTGGGAATAAGTCGGATATTGAAAAAACAATTGAAAAACATACAGCATTTACAGGAAAAGATGGTAAAGAGGTGGCAGGAAAGAAAAGCCTTGATTTGTTGTCAGAAAAACAAATAACATTCCTGCACACAAAAATTAAGACACTTTATGATAAATGGCTTAAAGATAATCCTGATTTTAAACCTCCTGCTGAAGCCAAAAAAGAGGATTCCGAAGAGGGCGCGCCGTTTTAAAGGAGAATTATGAACTCACAAATATTGAATGAAAAAATATCTCAAAAAACTAAGTCGCGTATTCGCATTTATCCCCAACACAATATGAGGGCGAGTTCAATCGGTCATGATTGCGAAAGATACTTATATTTTTGCGTAAAGAATTGGGAGGATAGACCCCCTCACGATGAGGGATTGCAAAATATTTTTGATTTAGGTAATTGTATTGAGGACTATGCAATCAATAAAATTAAAGAAGCGGGAATTGAGGTCTTAACCCCTACTGAAAATTTTAAGATTGAAAAACCCTTAATAAGTGGGCGGCAAGACTTGATGATAAAAGACCCGCAAGACGGACAACTATATCCTGTTGAGATAAAAGGGTATTCTCCAATTGAATATGAAAAACTTAATTCCATTGAAGATTTCTTTAAGTCTAAAAGGCATTATGTTAGACAAACCCCAGCGCAGCTCTATTGCTATATGTTAAAGTTTGGCAAGGAAAAAGGATATTTCTTTTTAGTCAATAAACTGTCGGGAGCGACAAAATTCATAGATGCAACTTTTGATTATGATTATGCCGAAACATTATTACAAAAGGCAGAAAAAGTGTATGGAGCGTTAGATGTTGAAAAACCCGAAACATTAAACACAACCGATGACCTAACTATGTGTAACGACTGTCATTTTAAGCACCTATGCACAGCGAACAAGACAAGAGTTGAAGCAGAAATAGATGATGGAACAATAGAGGATATATTAAACCGCAAGGCTGAATTAAAACCATTTAAAGACGAGTTTGACGACTTGCAAGACCAATTAAAGGCGGCGGTTGGAGAACGTGAAAAAGTTATAACGACTGACTTCGTTATAGAGAGAAAGTTAGTCAAGAAAAAAGGATTCACAGTTCCTGACAGCGAGCATTACAAAATAGGCATAAAAAGATTATAACGGCGGTTTACGCAAAGGAGATTAAACAAACATGGAAAATAATGATTTTATGAGAACAATTGAGGTCAACGGAGTAAAAGTTGAGATTGACCTGCGCACAGCAAGAAAAATTGACACATTCAAGGTTGGTGACAATGTAAAAATACTAAGAAAAGACTATGATACTCATAAGGTTTATAGCGGAGTTATCGTTGATTTTGTCGCATTTAAGGAAAATCCTGCGATCGTAGTTGCTTATTTTAGTGATTCATATGCTGGCGTTGAAATAAAGTTTGAAACTATAACGCAAGACAGTAACCATATTGAGATTGCGGCTTGCTTGCCTCATGAATTAACAATAAACAAAAATAGAGTTGTTGATAAATTTAATATTGCAATAGAGCAAAAAAAGCGTGAGGCTGACGAATTACAGCAGAAGAAAGATTATTTTATCAAAAACTTTTCTAAATTCTTTGAAGAAGATAAAGGTGGTATTGAAAATGATTAGTGTTAAAAACGAGAAATGGAATGGTCATTATTATGTTGACAAGGTAAAAAAAATACCAACAAAAAATGGCAATCTATTCACAACATTCACAGTCAAAGGAAAAAATCGTGACGGAGAAACACCGCCTCATTTTTTCTATAAAATATTGACATGGCAAGACTTAGACGTTGAAGATGGTGACAAGGTTGTGATAGAGTCAATTCAAAGCATTAAGTATAAGACTAGGGAATGGAATAACAATACCTATCACGATGTTGAGTTGACTTGTGTGTGTAGCAAGGTTGAATCGGTTGAAAATAGTGTTGAAAATACACCGCCTGTTGTGAATTATGACAACTTGCCTTTTTAGGGAATAAAAAATGTTTAGATTTATAATAGGAATAATTCAATTAGTTTTATCTTTAGGTGTCGCTATAGTGGCAATAGTTATTGCTATGGTTATGGACGGAATTGAAATTTAAAATAACAAGCGAGAGACTAAAGGTCAACCAAAGAAAGTAAGAAATAAAAATAAAGTTGTTTGGCTTTTCTTGTGTTTGTTAATTTTTATACTATTAGTTGTGGGCGGAATTTATAGTGTGACACGATAATTATGGTTTAACTCCTTTAAGTAGTCCTAAAACAAACAAAACCACCTTTCACAAAGAAACCCCTATGAAAAACTATCAAGCCTTAGATGTGGATTAGGATGGGTTAATTGAGGTGATATTATATGACATCTTGGAGCGAAAAAGAATATGCCGAGTGGCTATTAAAGCAGAAACAAAATAAAACACAACAACCTATCATTGAACAACCAAAAAACAAGCCCAACAAATATCGAAACGAAAAAGTGGAATTTGAGGGAGTCAAGTTTGACAGCAAAAAAGAACTTAGTCGCTACTTAGAATTGAAACTTCTGGAGCGAGGTGGTCTTATAACTAACCTTGAACTTCAAAAGAGATTTGAACTTATCCCTAAAACTCAATATGGTAGAGCGAGATATTATAAGTGTGATTTTTGCTATATTGACGAAAAAGGCGAATTGGTTGTTGAAGATGTCAAGTCTGAAATAACAAAAACCGATTTGTATAAATTAAAATACAGACTTATGCAAGAAGTTCACAATATCACAATAAAGGAGATTGTATGATAAAAACTAAAAAATTTGAATTCACGGAAGAATTCGTAGAAAGAGAAATTTATAGAAATAATTCTTTGGAAAAAGTTAAATTATATCGCATTAAGGCTCTTGTTGAAATTAGAGATTGTAAAGTGGGTGACTTGGGTGGATATATAGAAGAGTTTAGTAAAGTTCTCGACAATAACGATGCTTGGGTCTCTGGCAATGCTAAGGTCTATGGCGATGCTAAGGTCTCTGGCGATGCTTGGGTCTATGGCGATGCTGAGGTCTATGGCGATGCTGAGGTCTCTGGCAATGCTTGGGTCTCTGGCAATGCTAAGGTCTATGGCGATGCTGAGGTCTCTGGCAATGCTTGGGTCTATGGCGATGCTAAGGTCTATGGCGATGCTGAGGTCTCTGGCAATGCTTGGGTCTATGGCAATGCTGAGGTCTCTGGCAATGCTGAGGTCTCTGGCAATGCTTGGGTCTCTGGCAATGCTTGGGTCTCTGGCAATGCTAAGGTCTATGGCGATGCTAAGGTCTCTGGCAATGCTTGGGTCTATGGCGATGCTAAGGTCTCTGGCGATGCTAAGGTCTTTGGCAATGCTTGGGTCTATGGCGATGCTAAGGTCTCTGGCGATGCTAAGGTCTTTGGCAATGCTTGGGTCTATGGCGATGCTAAGGTCTCTGGCAATGCTGAGGTCTATGGCGATGCTAAGGTCTCTGGCAATGCTAAGGTCTATGGCGATGCTGAGGTCTCTGGCAATGCTTGGGTCTATGGCGATGCTGATATTGTTTGGCTTTCAAAATTCGGTTCTGCTTTGAGAACTACAACAATTTTTCGCAACAACAATAATGGATTAACAGTAACGAGTGGGTGTTATATAGGAACATTGGAGGAATTTTCTGCGAGAGTAGAAAAAGTTCATAATGATAATAAGTTTGGAAAGGAATATAAACTTATTATTGAATTAGCGAAAGTCCATTTTAATATTGAGGAAGTTAAGATAGAGGGAGATGAAAATAATGAATAACCAAAAACAAAATCAATGCTTTCGTATTCAAATGTATTTAGAAAATAATGAATACATAACCCCATTAGAAGCATGGTCTAAATTGAGTATTTATAGGCTTGCTTCACGCATTAGCGATATGAAAAAGCGTGGAGTGCCTATTGATAGTGAATTTATTGAATGTGAAAATAAATATGGTGAAAAGTGTAGGGTTAAAAAGTATTTTTTGAGAAAAGAAAAGGCGGTGATATAAATAATGTTGCAAATTGATTTTGCAAGTAAGTTGTTGCTGGATGAGCAACCTATTGTAATTCAACCATCATTAGCAAGATGTTTAGGATTTAATGAGGCAGCAGTAATTCAGCAATTACATTTTTGGCAACAAAAAAGTAATAAATTTGAAAACGATAGGTATTGGGTTTTTAATACATATGACGAATGGTTAAAACAAATCCCTGTTGGCTCAAAAAATACAATAATAAGAATTTTTGAGAAACTTTGTGCTGACGGAATCGTAATAAAGGATAATTATAACAAGCAAAAGTTTGATAAAACAAATTGGTATTCAATAGACTATGATGCCTTAAATGTGACACTAAATGCCGTCTATGAAAAATCACAGACGATAAACCCAAAATGGGTAGACGATAAACCCAAAATGGGTAACTCTGAACAACCCAAAATGGGTAGACCAATACCATATATAAAGACTACTACAAATATTATAAAGGAAATTATTACTTACTTAAACTCCTCGCTAGGAACAAACTACCGCTCATCTACACCCAAAACAACCAAACTCATACAGTCACGTTTGAAAGAGGGTTTTACTCTTGACGAGTTCAAAGTCGTTATTGATAAGAAAAAGAATGAATGGCAAGGAACGGATTTTGAAACTTACTTACGACCGGAAACCTTATTCGGCACAAAGTTTGAAACCTATCTTAATCAAAAAACAAAAGGGAAAGGCTTAGGAAGCTCCGAAGTAGCTGGAGTAGACTTTCCCCCTTACGCCAACTAAACACGCAAACTTAAAAAAAGGAAAAACGAGGTGAAGAAATGCCATTAGAACATATCTCAATAGCGATAGAAGAAACACAGCAGTTTCGTGAAAAAGTAATGAGGGGCGAGGTAGATACTTTTGGTTTAAGGACGGGGTTTTGTGAGTTGGATGGTGCTTTATGGGGAATGCAAAAAACTGACTTAATTATTTTGGCGGCGAGAAGCGGAGCAGGAAAGACTGCAAAAGCAATAAATATCATTAACAATGTCATTTGTTCCGAAAAAGAAAACTGTTTATTTTTTTCTCTTGAAATGAGCAAGAAGCAAATAGTTAAGAGGTTAGTTTGTTATAAAACCAAAATACCGAACAACGAACTTAAAGACATAAAAAATCTCACTCAAACACATTTGACAAAAATACGACAAGCAGAAAGTGAAATATCTAAAACAAAACTGTTTATTGACGATACCACAAACAACACAACCGAGATAATGTATAAAGAGGCGAAAGCACACAAAAGGGAACATGGTCTTGGTTTAATAGTGGTTGATTATTTGCAGTTTGTTAAACCTAGAATATCAAGCGGAAAAAGGAATATAGATGTAGGCTCGATAGTTAGAGAATTGAAAGTGATGGCGAAAGATTTAGAAGTGCCTGTTTTAGTTCTTAGTCAACTTGATAGGGGTTTGGATAAAGACGACCGCCGCCCCGTTATGAGTGATTTAAGAGAAAGTGGGGATATAGAGCAAAATGCAGATGTTATCTTGTTTTTACATCCTACATCAAAATCATTTGAGCCTGTTATAAATATGGAATTGATAATAGGTAAAAATCGTGACGGAGCAAGAAAAACAATAAAGACAACTTTTGAGGGTGCTACATTTAGTTTCAAAGAGGAAAAAATACCACCCATCACAAAAAAGGCTGTGCAACAAAAATTCACAGCAGGCCAACTAATTCCTCTTGATGAGGGTGAGGTTGAAAATATTTTTCAGGAGAAAAAAAGTGAACATAAACAAAACATTTATAACAGGGAATTTACTTAATGACCCACAACAAAAAGAAAATATACATAGTGAAACTTACTGTAAATTCACAGTAATGGTTGGAAATAAAAAAGATAAAGCGAATGTATTTATTACTGTTGTGCATGGAAATTTAGGAGAAAGTTGTTATCGCTACCTAAAGAAAGGTGATAAGGTTGCGGTTGTTGGGAGTATACAAACTAGGAACTATGAAAAAGACGGAATTAAATTTTTCGGTTTTGATTTATTTGCTGAACATATTGAGTTTCTAAAGTGGGGCAATAAAAATATGAATAATGAAGATTTAGAAAGTATGCCTTTCTAAATTCACTAAAAGGGTATGTATGGAAAGATTAACTATAAAAATAAATGATAATATGGCGGTTTTAAATAATTGCAAACTAAATGTAATTAAAGTTTTCAGTCAAGAAAATGGTGATTATGTAATAGGTGATGCGATTGACAGACTTGCCGAATATGAAAACATAGGAATGGAACCGAGCGAAATTCGTGCGATGATAAAATACCATGATGACGAAAGTGAGGTAAAAAACATATGAACACTTGTGAGAAATGCGGAGAGTTATTCGTTTTAAGAAACGGAACTAGGGGAGAGTTTTGGGGCTGTTCAGGCTATCCTGCTTGCAAGAACATAAAAAATATTAGTGTTGTTAAAGCGGTTGAAAGCAACATGGGAGAGCAATGCGAATTTTATAAACTTGCTCAATTAGTGAGAGCTGAGAGATTGAAAGAGCAGAACGATAGAGAGAAAAGTGTTGTAGAGAGCAAGGCTGATGAAATAATTACAATGTATCGTATATGGAATTATAGTGATGGTAAATATTTACCGCCAAACGAGTTTGAGTATAAGTTAGAAGAATTTATTGACTACATAAAACAACAAGGCGAGGAAAATGTTTTTCATGGTCTTAGCGAAATTATGAAAAAAGATGTCGAGAAGTTTATAAACAAAAACTTCTTCGAAAGGGAGTAAATATGGCACAACAAAATACAACACAACCAGTAGATCTCTCTATATACATTAATAAGTTAATAGAGTGGATAAAAATTCAAGATAAAAAATCAACCCCTAATAATTTAGAGGAAACAAGGAAACTCTACAAGTTTTTAACTAATGATACCCCTATGGGTTTTATTGAGGCTTGCCATTATCATATCCATAGTTTTTTATCAATAAAAAAAGACGAGAAAAACATTAGAAAAATCCTAAGAGAAATCGCACAATCAATTTTACCCATAGTAGAAAGGCATATTGAAAAAGGGAATGAGGATATTAGAAAGGCTTTTGATGATATTTATTGGAAATTAGTAAAACTTCTTGCTTTTAGAAGTGCTGAACACCTTGCATTAGTTTTTGATAAATATAATGGTAAGGCTGAAAAACATTGGACTAAAAAATCAAACGCTAAACACAAAGGGCAGTTGTGCGAATTTGATAAGGATAACTATAATAGCGGAATCAAGTCGAGTAGAGGTGGTTTTTATCACGGAACTAGAATGATACTTAATGGCGATTGCAAATTGCTGACTGTAAAAATGCCTGTTTCGTATGGAAAAAGTTTTATGTTTTCGGTGCTGATTTGTTTTAAGTTTGGAGTAAATCCACAATCAAGGGTTGTGTTTGTAACAGAGAGCCAAATCCTAAAACGCAAGATGACAAGGAGAGTTAAACTATGTCTGCAAAGTCCAGCGTTTGCTGAAGTGTTTCCGTTCTTCGGTCAACACAATGAGAGCGACCACACTATGTTTGAAACTTGCGCTGTCAAAGATGGAATCCTAAATTTTACTTGGGCGAGTGATGATAGTTTTCTAGCGTTCACCAGACAAGAGGGTGCAAACGGTGTTAGAAGTGATTTATTGGTGCTTGATGACTTAACAAAGGGTGTAGGAGATATGAACAAACCTTATGTTCATTCAGAGATTGTAGAGGTGTTTGACGGCGTTTGGAACGAAAGGGCAGACGGAGAAGAAAATAATTTCATAATCGCTGGTGGAACTTGTTGGGCAGATTACGACCTATTGAATGTAATTGAGAAGCGTGTGTTAGACGAGCAAGGTGTAATTACTGATAGTAAAAACCAATACACTACAATATCAAAAGACGGCTATAATGTTTTTGTTAGCGTTCCAGCTCTTGATTTTGAAACCAATTTAAGCACATTCCCACAAAAGGTTACGACAAGCAAATTAAGACATGATAGAGACAATAAACTATCTTCGCATGAATGGTGGGCGAGATGTCAACAAAGGCCACTGACTCCTGATGGAGTAGAGTTTATATGGGAGAATTTGGCTACTTATGACAATATTCCAGACGAGGGAGTGTATGTGGCTATATGTGACCCAGCTCATGGCAGTAAAGGTACTAATTCAAAACTTACAATGCACATTTATAAGCACATAGGCGATACAATATACTTTGTAAATTGTGTTTATGGAAAATATGACATTGAAGAAAAAATGTATGATATTGCGAGAATGATAGTGCAATACAGTTGTAAAAAGTTTGCATTTGAGGAGAATACAATACGAAGTTTTGGGAAAAAGGCATTCAAAGATGTTTTTACAGAATTAGGATTTGCGATTGAGCAAGTGCCGTTTAGCACGAGTGGCGAGAGTGGATCAACAAAAAAGACTAAGATTTTTGAAGAGCGATATATGATTAAGAACAATATCAAATATCCTAAAAAAAATGTATGGGCATTGTCTAGTGAAATGGGGCAGAATATGAGTGACCACACCAACTATACACCAAACACAGGCGATACGCGCAAGCAATCAATAGACAGCACAGATGTTCACAGAATGGCAGTTAGCACGTTTTTAAAAGGTAGTCAAAAAGCAACTGCTAGGGCTGTTGAGGGATTGAGAGATATATTCTAGAAAATCGTAACAGATATTAACCACGAAAATAAAAAAGAGGTAAAAAGATTATGAAAACACACAAAGAAATTGCAGAAATGCTAAATGGTAGAGAATACCGAAATGAGATTACAGATGAAATAAAACAACTAGCCAAAGATAATGGAATAGTTATTGTTTATGGCTCTAGTGATGACCTTATGGAATTTGACGGTGCAATTTATGATGAGGCAGACTGTTTTGATGGAGGAACAATTTATTTGAATGAGGCAGGGGTGTTTGATGTTGATTGCGATTGTGAACACCCAATGAAAGCTAAAAATGACTGCAAAACTATAGAGGCTGTTTGGTGCGACAAAGACAATGGCTACATTTGGAGTTATAAAACAGAAATACCACATAGCACATTTGAAATCTTAGAGGACGGAGAAAAATATTGTTTAGGAATTTGCTTTAATATTAGCGATTTATAAATCCTAACTCCACACCACCCCCCAAAAAAAACACTAATTTTGAAGTGAGAATTTGAGATATGAGAAATAAAACTAAATTTGATATAAACAAAGATACAGTCTTTCATAACCTTTTTGAGCAATCCAGCACATTCACTCAAATGTTTAGAGATATGGGTCATCAATCTTACTGCTATGACTTGCAGAATGAATATGGCAAGACTGATTTTATTATTGATATTTTCAAACACATAGAAATTGCATTCCAAATAATTACTGAATATGACTTAAAGAAATTAGAGGGTAGGGCAAAATATACTGGGTGGAGCATACAGGCGATGTATAATGAGAATTTATTTTTCAAAATGCACCCTGATAGAGATATGATACTAGCGTTTTTTCCTTGCGATTTCTTTTCAGAACTTAATGATATGGTGTTTAGTGGATATTCGGTGCAAAGATATGATGAGAACGGAAACACAATTCCAAACACAACAAAAGAGAATGTTTTAAGGATTATTGATAGGATAGGTAAAAGAAAAGAGTATTTTGCGATATTCACTAAGTTTTGTTTTGTGGTTGAGCAGTTAGGAATACCAACAATAATTGAAAACCCATATGGGTGTTATGGCGGAAATTATTTATTAAAACATTCTTTATGGAAACCGCAAAAAGATAAAAACGGAAAGTTTATTTATGATAAGGACAGGACTTTGTTTGGCTGCTATATGCCAAAACCAACATTTTATATTCCTATAAATTTTCATATGGAAGAAAATTTTAGTGGGTTATATACTGACAAAAACAATAATCCTAAAAAATCAGTTTTATATCAAGGTAAGGGCAAAGAGCGTAGTGAAATCTCCCCAACCTACGCAAAAAATTTCTATAAACGCTTTTTAATGCCACCTGAAACAAAACCAAACATACAATCACAATCAAATCCACAACAAACAATATTTGATATTATTGGAGAGGAGAATTAGGGAGATATTTATGGAAACTTTAACATTTGAACAAATTGCTGATTTGGGAGATTGTGAGAAATATTGTCCTTGCTATGAAATTTGCCACAACGGACGGCATAGTGGATATGAAAGTGTTTGTGCTATATTTGCAGGAGATTATCCTAACGCTCACGAGTGCTGTGATTATTTAGAGGAGTGCAACAGGAAAGCGGAGGCAGAGCAAGACGCACAACTACAAAGAGAGGAAGAACGCATAGCGAGGAATAAAGCCATAGCAGATAAACGTAGACGATATAACTTGCGACATTGTTACGAACTCAACCAAATAAAGATACGACAAAAGGCAATTAAAAACCACGAGCGAGTTAGACGCAACCGCATAAACTTAATTGAGGGAATATCATTTGCTAACGCTATGTTTAGTGGAACAAAACTTGACAAACCACGACCAAAGGCAGAATGGGAAACAGAGTTTGAGCAACGCATAGCAAAATGGGAAACAGAAATTGCAGAGTTTAAGGAAGCCATAAAGGCTAATGAAAAACAATTCAAAAAATCACAGCGAGGCAAATAAAAATGAATAATTTAGAAAAACAAGAAATGAATGAAACGATTGCAGAGCAGTTGTTTGGATTAAGTTGCAAGGAAACTTTGCTTGAATATGAAAGCAAACCTAAAACTAAACCTAGCGATCATATTGTGCCTTTTTGTAATTGTAAGGGCGATGGTTTGCATAGTCCATATTATCCTGACTACACCCAAAACTATCAAACGGTCCTTGAAAAATTGATTGATTGTTGTTTAATGAGTATTGAGCGATTAGGCGGTGGTTATGTTGTTGCCTTGACGAATATAGGCGAGCCACCACAGGGCAACGATAGCGACATTGAAAGCGATTTAGGGTGGTTTTCTGTTAATAGCGAAATGTGCGAAACACTTGGGGTTGCTGTGTGTCAATCGGCAGTCAAATTTTTGAAACAAAGAGAGGTAAATAAAAAATGATATATCAAGCAGAAAAAGCATTAAGAAGTGTTTATTTAGAGGTTATACAAGAGGTATTGAATACCAAACTACACCCATTTTTTGCAAAGATTAAACATACAAGTGGTGATGTTTGGGGTAAAGATGTTAGGAAAGGAATTGAAGTTGGTGAAGATGGACAGTTTATTCAACTTGTTTCGGAGTTGAAAAATCTTTATGCACAAATTGAGATTAGCGATACAGCGATCAAAGCAAGTGCTGACGGAAGAGGAGTGGTTACTGATATATTAAATAACAAATTAGAAGATCTGATTATTAAAAGTAAAATAATGTTTAGTGAAATGTTATTCACAAAACAAGATAAGATGACTGGCCTACAATCTATTTTTGATGATGAAATTATATATGGACTTAAAAGAGCGGATTTTGATATTCTTCAACCAAAGCGCATTGAGAATTTTGGCGAGATGACATACTTAAAATTACAAAAAGCGATTGATGATATGGGTGGTGCGGTTGATATGATTTTATGTTGTGCAAGCACCAAATACGCATATCAATCAGATTGTTTTAGAGCTAAAGCCCACATTGATGTCATGGAAGTTGAAAATGGAATAAAGGCTATATCACATTTAGGAATACCGATTATATGGGATAGAAATTGTCCGCATGGCGAAATGTATCTTTTGAATACAAAACATTTTAAGTTGCACCAAATATGCGACTGGAGATTTTTAGAGAGTGAATGTGGAAGTATTTTAAGACAAGTGCAGGGAAAACCAACATATACAGCAACGCTTGTGAAATATGCGGATTTGATATGTGATAACATTTCAAAGCAAATGAAAATTAGTGGGGTGAGTTATAATGACTGATTGTAGTATATTCTGTCAATTAGCAATATAAAAACCTATAACATAGCGAGGTAAATAAAAAATGAAAAGAGAAATTTTATTTAGAGTAAAAGTAAATAATCCGTATACTTCCAATCACGGAATGTGGCTATATTTAGAGCCTTTGAAAAATGCAAGTTTTGATAATACTGACTTAGCAACAGTCTGTCAATTTACAGGCTTAAAAGACAGAACAGGAACTAGAATTTTTGAACACGATATAATTTATGCCGAAGTTGGCGATGGCGATTATCCTGCCTATTATGAGGGCAGAGTTAGGCAAGGAATGATTGTATGGTGCGATGAGGAATGTGCTTTTAAGTTAGATGACGAAAAAGAGGGGTGTGTTCCGCTTGATGAAATAGATAGTATTTGTGTAATAGGGAACAAATTTGACGGCATACAAAATGACGGCAGATATGGGGATTTTGACGACTATGAATATTATGATGAAGATAACGCAGATTATTCTGCTTCCTAAAGTGAGGTAGAATAATGATACCTAAAAAAGAAACTAAACACCCCATAACTCTCGATAAATCAAAAAGCGAAATTATGATAGAGCAATTAACACCTATATGCAACCAAATCAATAGCAAATGGAATGAAGTCATAGAATTTGAGAGTGAATTTAAGAAAACCACCAAACAAGCAAACGCAAAATTTGAAAAAGAGATTGCAAGGCTTAATGAGAGTATTTATAGTAAATTTGCAAATGTTTGTAGGCAATTTTATAGACATACTGATTATGGTGGATATGGATTCACTAAATTATCGTATGATGACATAAAACTTATATCACCACAAGAGATTACAGTTATGGTTGATGAGTTTATATCATTGAATGATACTTTAAGTGATATGGGCGCAAGCGTTGTTTTTACTCTGCAAGAATTTTGTATGTATGTTGGAATTTCCACTGGGCAATATGGATATTTAACCAATCACGATGACGATTACATTAAGAGGGAGGTAGAGGATATTCATTCGTATATCACTAATAATTTGTGGAGAGCAGCGGAACGAGGAGAAAAGCGTGAAAAAACAACAGCAAAAAGAATTGCTGCGAAAAAAGAGGGTATGGCGGTTGTAGACGATAGTATTAGGCAACCAATAATCCAAATTGCAAATGTAATTCCACAAATCAAATCAGCAGAGGAGCAGATTTTAATGTGGGGAAATACACCAGAAACACTAGAATTAAATCAAAATCAAAATCAAAATAGGGGATTGATTGGGAGTGGGAATGGGGGTAATAAGTGAAATATTTTTGTAAAGAATGCGACCGCAAAACAGAATTTCCTATTTTTGAAAACGGAGTAGACGAGGACGGATATTGGGAAACTTATTCGTGCGAATATTGCTTTGAGGAGGTATCTAAAATTGATAATTAAAGAATACGGCAAATTCACTTTAATATGTGATATTTGCGATAAACAAGTAGGCGGATTTGACACTTGGCAAGAAGCGGTTGACTACAAGAAAACTGCTGATTGGATGTCTAAAAAAGTTGACGGCGAGTATCAAGATATTTGCGGTTGCCGAGAGGAGAATTAAAAAATGAACAACACAAAAATTGAATGGGTAGACTGCACTCTAAACGGAATAGTTGGGTGTAAAAGAAATTGCAAATTTTGAGGAGTTGCAAGACGAGTTTGTCAAAGTTTGTCAATGGCTGGAGAGTGCCGTAGAAGTGCAGGATTTTGATGATGACGATATAAGGGTTTTGGAAAAGAAAGGTGAGCGACTAATTGAAATTGCCAAAAGGCTAAGAGCAATAAACGAGGGAGCATAACTATGGGAAAATACAATGCAGAAAAGTCAAGAATGGACGGAGAGGCTCTGTTAAAGCATAGAGCCGATATAGAGAAAATTATACTTGATTTTCTACCTAAACAAAATATGAATCCATATTTACGCAATAATTTATTGGTGCTTGTTGGGCAACTGGCAAATTATACTTATTCTCAAAATGAGGCTAGATATAGGTTTTGTGAGCCTGTGGAGGCTGTTTGGAGTGAGGATATCACAAATATGGGTGAGGGTGTTGCGTTAGTGGCAGGCTGTCCGTCTTGCGACAATACACCGACATACAATGAGCTTAATTGTCCTTATTGCTCACAGCCTTTGATTTATAAGGAGTAAATGAAAATGAATAATAAACCACTACTACCATATGTGCAAGAGATTGAAAAAGACAAGATATTCAAGGTAAACACTACTGGGATTTATCGTATTGAAAGCAATATTGATGTGAGTATTTTAATGCACATAATTCTTGATGTCAAAACAAAAAAGAGTGAGCCTACTACTTATTTCAATATTCAAAGTCAAAATATATTTCCAAAAGGAAAAGGAAATAATGTTTTTAGTTTGCTTAAAGGCAAATATCTGCAATTCTTTTATCCTAACAAAGATTTTCAAATAACATTAGAATATTTAGCCGAAGAAATGGCTGATGTAAAGGGGGAGTTTTAATATGTTATTTTTTGATAAAATGACAAGTTATGGACTTGCAAATGATAACCTTTTAGAGTTTTATTATTTGTATTCAATTTTGCAAAGTCAACAAACAAAAGGCTTGTATTCGTCTTTTAATAATGAGCGTATAGAGTTGCACAATAGACTATGTGTTATGTATGGATTGACAAAGGAAGCAACAAAGAGAATAACGGACAGACTTGATAAGTCAATCGGCTTTGATTATGATAACAATTATAGCGAAAGTGAACTTATAGAGTTGGCAAATAAGTTGGAGCATAAACTCATTGAGATAGGGGGAGTGCGAAAATGAAATGTGATAGTTGCAGAGCATCTTGGCTAATAAATAACGAAAGTATGTATGAGGGCGGTTGTCTTTTAGAGGGATATATTGAGGCAAACTGTGAATACACAGAGGACAAACAAGGAAATTGTGGTTGCACAATACACCCAAAAACTCTTAAAAAGTTGATGGACGATTATGAGCGACACCAAGACGAGCAAGCCGAAAGTTATGCCGAATGGCATAGGGAGCAAGAAAATATAATTAGGACTTGTTATATTTGTGGCTATGTGGGAAAGGGTATAGAATGGGCGACTTGTGATACTAACCATAATACGACAAGTGTTCCGTGCGGTAATACAATTTGTGCGTGGTGTTGGGAAAAGGAAAGGCGAGCAAGTATTTATGACGGCAAAATTCCTAATTGTTGCCAAAAGCATAATAACAAATAAAAGCATAAGCACATTTTCACCGATACACTATCCAACACAAAACAATCATAAAAATAATCCCAATCCCAAAATATTAAGTTGCCTTAAATGGCAATTTTTCATTATGTGTGAGTGTGTTGGGGTGGGATTAAATTATGTAATAATAAAGGGGTGGAATTGAGCCTTGTGCAGTTCAAAAGGACACGCCCATTTTTGAGCCTGAAAAATCTCAAAAATAACTTATCACGCTGTGAGAGCCTTTTCAAAACACTAAAATATAAATAGTTATCCGTGTGTTTCGCAAACCAAAATCTATTATAAAATGTAGATACGGTTGCGGGCGGAATATGCCGCCGAACACGGAGGACAAAAAATATGGTATTACAACCAAATGAAAAAATCTATGTAAAATCTTACTTTGTAGATACGGAGGAGGATATATACACAGAGGGCTGTGTCGGTGGTGTTTGCTGTATGTGGAGCAATAAAGACATACAAGTAGACGGACGATATGACACGGCGGCGGAGGCTTTGCAAGCCGTATTAAAAGCAAATTGCTTTGATGATGAATACGGAGCGGAGCAAATGGACGGCTATTTTGTTTTTTCGTTTTTGGTAGATGTAAATAACTATCAAGCAAGCAAGAATGATATAGCCCTTTGGAAAAGAGGCAAAAAGCGTCTTTGGCTTGCAAGTATGTATATCACTTTGGGCATAGTTGCAGAGCGTTCATACTTTGAGGAGGTGGCATAATGTCAATAGAAAAAACTTTTCAAGGGGCATACAAAATTAGTCAAATTTATAAAGGCTATTTAGTATCAAGGCAATATTTTGGTTATACCAAAAAGCAAGCAATATCATTATTCAAGCAATATCTAAAAACAACCTAACCCAAACCCAAAAGCGAATACAAACGCTATAAAATAATTGTAAAAAAATAAAAATTAAAATAATAATCATAAGGAGATTATAAAAAAATGAAAATGACAAAAAAACAAATTGATATGATAATTGACAATACACCGCAGGAATTGGGCGGCAGTCAAGAGTATCACACAGTAAATGAATTAGGCTATCATATGCCTAGTCAAGCAAATTGGAGTTATAGGGCGGTTTTTATCGTCTATAATGGACAACCGCTTTTAGTAGTCAAGCAATTCGGGGCTATTAGGGCAAAGGAGGCAGCATAAAAATGATAGCATTTTTTATAATAGGGTTAATTATTTTCTTGCCTTTTTTTCTCTCAAAAGGCTAAGACTATGCAAGGTAACAAATAAAACCCATCAAAACAAGATAAACAACACAATTAAAATTTGTAAAGGAGGTTATATTTATGAGTATTCAAGAATTAAAACAAAGCCTAATCATTACGCTAGAAAATATCATTGATAACATAAAAGATGATGAATGTTTAATAATCAGGGATTATTTGAGAATAGCACAAGAAAAAGCTGATCAATTAGAAAAAGCAACCTAAATCACTTGCAACAAAAATAAAAATATGGTAAAATCAAAATCTTAGGAGGATTCCAAAATGTTTGATAAAAATAAATTTCTGCTAAAAAGACTTGAGGAAATAAAAGCACAATTACAAAACTACTCTTCCGATAATGAAGTATGGGAGAATGAAAAATTACTTGAATGGGCTTTTAATTATTCAATTCAACTAACACAAGCAATATCAGAAGAAAGAAAAGAAAATCTAAAAATTGAAATATACAGATTGCAAGACGAAAAAAAATAGATCACAACAAAAAAACGGCTTTAACCCTAAAAAAGTTAGCCGTTTTTTTCATATTCTTATAATTTTTCTATACCAAACCATAACAACACACATAATATCACGCTAGACAAGCAGAAATGGGGCTAGAACTGATTTTATAGTGTTTTTGATAGTTTGTAGTTAAAATATTAAAGTGGCTTAGAGGGCTATTTAAGGGCTTAAAATGGCACATATCAATTTTAACCTAAATTATATCTTGTTTAGTATTTGTAAACTTGAATTAGGGTTGTATTTTAGTTGTGTTATTGTTTTGAGTAGTGTATAATATAATTATGACAAAAACTGCACCAACATATAAAAAATTAGTTGCAAACGGCAAGAAAGCCGCTAACCTTTTCAAGTATCACAATGACGATTTTTTAGAGGAAGTAAATTTATATGTTTGCGAAAATAATGACGGGCATTATAGGGGTAAATTTTTTGGGCTTTATTCTTTTTTTACCGAAAGAACGCAACATATTTACGGAACTCCCGAAGAATTATATTTTATATTGGCGGCAAGTAAATATTTTGATGGCAAAGAGGAATATCTATTCCCCGAAGCAGCAGGGCAATTTTACCGCACAGGCGAAAAGGATATACAAGGACAAGCAAGCGAATTAGCGGAAGCCGATACCGTTGCCGAAATGAAACGCATAGCAAGCTTTTACAAAATAGAGATAGCAGAAACGGACGAGGACGAAATATACGACAAGTATTTTGACGGCACAGGCATATTTTTAGCACATAATTATTTTTATTGGCATAGACAAGGCAAGCAAGAATATTATTATTACAAACTATTGCTTGAAAAAATAGAGAATGACCCGTCATATTTGGAGCAAATGGAGCAACGAAAAAGGGATGCAGAGGAAAGGCAAAAGCAAGCCTATGACGAAAGAAACAAGCAATTTGCAGCTGCTTTATTTGTTGGGTTTTTCAAGAAATTTATAGAGGATAAAAAACAACAATAAAATCAAACCCCGAAAGGCAAACGCTTGACGGGGTTTTTTAATTGCCCTTTATAAGCCCAATATAAAGCATTTTAAGCCCTACATATCAAAGTCAAATCAACACACTAAAACCACACTACAAGCCTTACAAGTGCCTTTAAGGGCTTTATTTTAAGGGTGGAGGGCAAGGTATATATATTATATATATTATAATTATATATACAAAGGTATTTAGAATGATTAAGTATGAATTATTATGAATGAATAATATTAAAAGGGAATTAGGATAAATAAGTATGTTTAATTATGAATAAATAGGTATTTGATTAAGGGGTAAAAAAGGTATTAAAAAATTACTGCACATTTGCTCCACCCCAAAATCACATATGAAATTTTCAAAAAATAACTTGCAACGAAAATTTGGGCATATAAAATTGATGAAATATATTTGATGGGTGATTCAATTCATCCATTTTTTAATATGCTAGAATAAATATGCGTTCACAAAAGTCCTTTAACGAACAAACACCAAAAATAGTATGAAAATTCGACAAATATCATGCCCCATCAAGCAATATACCCACAACCCCCAAAGCACCAGCCAGCAACTGGCGGGGTTACTGCCTACACACCAAATCTAAAATATAAATCCAAACCACATACACAGTCTATAATCCAAAATTTATAATTTGGTTATATATAAAAAAATATAAATACATGGAGGTATTTACAAATGGAAATAAAAAATCAAAATCGCTATGTCGGTTATCTTAGAGTAAGTAGCGATAAACAGGATGCTGAAAGTCAAAGATTTGAGATTGAGCAATGGGCTTCAAAAAATCAAGTAACTATTGGGGAATGGATAGAGGAAACAGTATCTGGGAAGAAGTCTTATGCAAAGAGGGATCTGGGGTCATTGCTTGTCAAAATGCAAAAGGGAGATGTTCTTATTGCGAGCGAGATTAGCCGAATAGGGCGGAATATGTTTGATGTTTTTTCTTGTTTCAATTTGTGTATTGAGCGTGGTTTGACTATACGAACATTGAAAGATTGTTTTGTGCTAGAAGATACATTGACAAGTCGTGTGCTTGGGTTTGCTTTTGGTATGGCGGCAGAGATTGAAAGGCAACTTATAAGCCAAAGAACAAAGCAAGCATTGCAACTTAAAAAAAATCAAGGAATTAGACTTGGTGCAAAGCCAAAGAGCGAAAATGGAATTGACATTGAGTTAATAAAAATGTTATACTCTAAGGGATTGTCGTATAGAAAAATATGTGAGCAAGCAAATGTTGGGCTCGGCACAGTATCAAAAATAATTAAAAATTCAAATATTAAATCAAGGAGGGCTGTGGCTGTATGACAAAACAATATGAACTCGCACTACAAATAGCAGGCGAAGCTCACTGTGGTCAAAAAGACAAAAATGGGGCTGATTATATTTTGCACCCTATTTATGTATCGGATATGTGCGAATCCGAAAATGCAAAGATTGTCGCACTATTGCATGATGTGATAGAAGATACGCGTGTCACGCTTGATGATTTAAGAAATGAGGGTTTTGATGAAGATGTAGTTCTTGCTGTTGACTGTCTAACAAAACGAAATGGCGAAAGCAATAGAGAATATTTATCAAGAGTCTCTAAAAACGAAATAGCAACGGAAGTAAAATTTGCAGATATTAAGCACAATATTGATAGGTCTAGTGACAATAGAAAAAAATACTATGAATGGAAAGATAAAATATTAAAGGAGATGATTTAAAATATGACCAAGCAAGAAATAAATGAATATCTAGCAAAAAATTTGTTTGAACAACAAATAGAGGTTGGAACAGTTTTTTGTTGCGAGCAAAGCAAAGATAAAGCGTTACATAATGGCATTTTACAACTAAAAGACGGTAAATGTATTTTTTGCGGTCATCTCGAAATATTATACAAAAGCAAGCCTGCAATGATTGACTATGTAGAAAATTATCAGCAAGTCCTTAAAAAACTACTTGATGATATGTGCGTTGAGTTAAAAATAAGCAAAGACCATGACGCTGAATATTATCTAAACGACAAATATGTATATTTTATCCACTTGCATTACAAAGACGCAAACAATGAATGGGATTATTATAGCATTGATAAAGAGTGTTTAGGTGAAGCAATATGTGAAGTTGCTGTTGCATATCTAAAACGCAAGCACACCTCAACATAGACCACAAATACCGCAATACTAAACAAAAATTAGTAGTCAAGCGGTATTTTTTATTCAATTAGCACAAATATTTCTATAGAAACATCAAATTTAAGTTAATTTATGAAAATATTTTGAAAAAACTATATAAAAAGTGTTGACAAGGCATAAAAATCATGTTAGAATGTAGGCAAAATTAAGATTTTTGATGGAGAGGTATCGAGTATGAGTGATAGAGAAATGGAGTGCTTGCCTAGCAATATTGAGCAAGCAATCATAGATGGAGCAAAAAGAGGTAAGGCTATGGAGGTTGTGCTGCATAAAGGCAAGTGGAAAGTGATAGCGAAAAATATGGCTTTCCCCGAACTTGTTGCAACTGCAGAGTCCAACTAACTAGATAAGTTAAAAGTAAATTAGGTCTTAATTATTCTTAAGACAACAGCCAAAGTGGGCTACTTGAACGATATTTTCGTTTGTGTAGTCCATTTTTATTTATTTGAGGATAAATGCTAGACAATAAAAAGTTTTTTTCATATTCAGGTATTAAACCTGTTAAATTAGGCTTAGAGAGGGCTGACATAACATACGAAAAAGTTGTTGAGGTAATGCCCGACATCTTTGCATTGTTTAAAGAGCGAAGAGAGAAAACTCTTTTTTTGAGAAATCAATTTGTTAATCAACACGAGATAAAAAATAAGAAACGCAATAATGGAAAAAATCTATTTAATGCAATAATTATAGAGCCTCACTTGCATTTTATAGTCTCATACTTAACCGCCTTACTTTTAGGCAACCCAAAGGCTTTTCAACTTGCCATCGATAATGAAAAAGCAAGACAAAAGGCTGAACAAAAAAAAGATGTTCGCATATTTCGCAAATATGAAAAAGACACTGACATAGGTGCTATTGATGTTAATGTTGCTGAATGGATAAACTCAACTGGTGGTTGTTACTATTTTATTGACCGCCGAGCAGACGATTTTGATATAAATGCAGAAGCACCATTTGTTATAAGTAAAAAAACATACGCAAATGCCTTGAAAGTTACTTCAAGCATTGATGACAGTGAGTTATTTGATATTGTTGTAGTTCCTAAATTTAACAGCAAAAATAACGCAAAAAGTTTAGACGATTATGATTTATGGGTATGGTTATATCACGAAAAATTTAGGCTTGATAAAAATTTTAAGTTGATAGCAGGCAGTCGTGTAGATATTGATGAAAAGTATCGTAGATTTCCATTAGTCGATAAATACTCGAATGAGGATAGATATAGCCCTGTTGAATTAGGACTTAATCTGCAAAATGCAATCAATCAAGTTTCAAGCGATACTGTCGATAATATCAACGATGTAGTAAATCAAATGCTGGTTATCCTTAATTGTGAAATAACAAAAGAAACATTAGAAAAGGCAAAAAAGGTTGGCGCGTTAGAACTTAAAGGGCAAGGAAACTTACAAGCAGATGTTAAGGCAGTAAAAACTCCACTTGATGTGCGTTCGCCACAAACTATTCGTGAATGGTTAGTTAAAGTTCTATATGACGCTTGTGGTGTTCCTGCTCCGTCAAGCGCTTCAACAAGCAGGGGAGATACAGGGGCGGCAAGGCTTATAGGAAGTGGATTTGAAGCCTCGTATGTTAGGGCAAAAAAAGATGAGCAAAATTTTATAAGTGCAGACCGCAGACTACTTCGAAAAATGCTTGCTATCGCTAAAATGACGGAAAATTCGCCATTAAAGAAACTATATGCAAGCGATTTTGATGTCCGTTATCATATAAATCGCACAGAAAATATCTTATCAATGGCGCAAGCAATCCGTATGTTGATTGATATAGGCTATCCGCTTGAAGATGTTGCGGAACTTATGGGAGTATCACCAGAGGTGGCTGTTAGGTGGATTGATAATGTTACAAAGGCGGCTAAGGGCAGAATAGCGTATCCAAGGCGTTCAGACCAATGGATGAATGACCCACGATATAATCCATTGTATCAAAATAAAACCAACGGACAAGAGCCTAATGATAATGAAGGCAATTATGCTGATGATGAATATTAAATAATTTTGGTTTTAATATAAATTTTAAAAAAACAGAGAGAACTGTAAACGCAAGCGTGAGAGAACACATTAAAACGCAAAAGGAGTAAAAAAACAATATGAGAAGATTATTTGACAATTCATTTAGAATGAATATTCAATTTTTTGCTAGTAATGGCGAAAATGGTGGGGATAGCGGTGGTGGAGATGATAAAGACACTAAAGATGAAACCGACTACAAGGCATTATTTGAGAAAGAAAAAGCAGATAGAGCAAAGGACAAAGCAACTTTCGATAAAACAGCAAGCGATTTAGCGGCAACTAAAAAAGCGTTGCAAGCACACGAAACTGAAGTCCAAAAATTAGCAAGAGAGGCGGCTGAAAAAAACGAAGCAGAAGCCAAAGCAAAAGCAGACCTTGAAACTGAATTAGCAATCTTAAAGCGAGAAAAGCGTGACGCAACGCTTACAGCCTCATTAAAAGGAATTGCTGACGACAAGGAAATTGCTAAACTTATTCTGCTGGCAGACGAGCCTGAAAAACTTTTTACGGAGTTTGCAAGACTTCTAAAAATTGCCACAGAAAAGCAAGCTGACGAGCGAGATAGGCGAAATAGTCAAAGACCGCCTGACAGCAAAGATGTTAGCAATGGTAGCAAACCAAAAACCGCAATATTGCAAACTGAAAAAAGTAAAGCGATACTAGACAAATATAAATAACAAAATAAAAAATAATTTTAAGGAGATTTAAAAATCAATGAAAGCAGATGTAATTACTTCTGGGAATGACTTCTTGATTAACCCTATAAATGCACATAGGGCAGGAAGATATATTCTCAACACAGGCATTACCGCAAATGCTGACGGGCGCATGATTATCCCTAATGGAACACCGATTGGGGCGGCAACAAGTTTGCTAGAAAGCGACCAAACGCAAGGCGTAGTAGCAAGTAGTGCAAATGTTCAAGGTTTGCTATATGCACCATTTGGGCTAGATGTAACAAGCGGAGGAGCAACAGGCTCTATCGTATTTAGGGGTATTGTAGATATTAAGCAACTCCCTGCAACAGTAAACACAGCAATTAAAGAGGCATTAGTGCCTGCTATTATGTTTCAGGAGGGCAGATAATTATGGCAGAACAAACATTAAATCAATTATTCACGGCTGCTTCATATGCGGAGCGTTGGGAAGAGCGTTATCCGCCTGATAGCGTTGTAGGAAATGAATTTTTACTAAGAGCATTTTTCCCTGCTGTTAAGCAATGGGAAAATAAGTTGGCAATGATTAAAGGTCGCAGAAAAGCACCTATCAAATTAAGTGCTTCGGCTCTTGATACTAACACGCTTCCTTTGCAGAGAGGACAGTTTGAAATAGTAGAGGAAAAAATGCCCTACTATAAAAACTTTATGCGTGCAGACGAAACATTTGTAGATGCAGTTGATGATGCTCTTAATTCTCGTAATGATGAGCGCATTAAATCAATGGTAAATAGAGTGCAAGATGACCAACTTAATTTGGTCAATTGTGGCTTGATAACTGGCGATACTCAATTATCTCAACTTTTGACTACTGGTGCTATTGCAATAAATGACAATGGTGTTAAAAGGACTTTCGATTATGGTATTTTGCCAGAGCAAAAAGTTACCGATAATTGGGCAGATGTTACAACTTCTCAACCTATGCGACAAATTAAGCGTTGGATGCAAGAACGCAGAACAGCCTCAGGATTAGATGTTAATACAATGGTATTAAACAGCACTACTTGGCTTGCTATCACGGAAAGCGAAAGTGTTAGAAACTTGTTAATTTCAATTCCTGAAAGTGGCGAGTTCTTGGCTGATAACAGATTTAAGCAGTTGTTTATGAACGCATTGAAACTAGATGTTTTCCTTTGCGATGATATGTATAACAATGATGTAGAAGATGTTCCACATATCCCTGACGGAGTTATTTGCTTGTTTCATAGAGCGGCAGACAACACAGCAGGTCGTTATGTTTATGCGGCAACACCTGCTGAAAAAAGCAATGCGGCAGGTCGCACAACTTATGATATTGCTATCGTTGAAACAGGCATTTGCTTATTGAGTGATGCTGATAACGCAAATTGGGATATTATTGAGAGCAATCTTAAAGCGGATATGTATGGCTTGCCTAGTTTTGAAATGGCAGACGGTCTTGTAATTGCAACAATTGCTCTTCCACCTGACCCACTAGGAACTATTTAATAAAAAAATAAATAAAGGGATAAGATTTTATGGCATTTAGACCAAATTTTAACGACCGCACAGGCGAACGCAGGCAAATGAATAGTGGATTGTAGGCTACAATAATATCTTATCGCAATGCTGGAGATGTTGATATACAATTTGACAATGGACAAATTGTTGAACGCAAACAAATGTCAGCAATCAACAAAGGTGAAGTATTGTGCCCTCTTATTTACAATGACATTGGAAATCATTACGAAGTTATTAACCCAAATATACAAAATTGCGTTTTTATCATTGATAAAGACGATTACGAGAAAGTTTATGGATATTGGTGGGGTAATGTTAGTAATGGGTATATAGGAGCAAAGGGAATGGCGCTTCACAGATTTCTAACAAATTGCCCAAAAGGTTTGGAAGTTGACCATAAGAACGGGAACAAACTTGATAATCGCAAAGAAAATTTGAGAATTTGCAGTAGGAAAGAAAACAGTAGAAACGCAAAAATATCAAAAAGAAATACTAGCGGCTATAAGGGTGTTCGTTGGGCAAAAAATGAAAAGAAGTGGGTTGCTGGAATAATTTTCAATGGTAAAAATGTTCATCTAGGCTACTTCACTTGCAAGCACGAAGCGGCAAGAGAATACAACAAAGCAGCAGTCAAATATTTTAGAGAATTTGCTTGGCTTAATGCTGTATAGGAGATTAAAATGTGGATTAAAGCAAGATATCCAACTGGGAATATCATTGAAGTTCCAAAAGCGGTGTTCGAGGCAACTCTTAAAGGATTAGGGTGTGTCTTAGTTGATGGCAGCACTAAAGCTGTGTCAGTTGAAAATACTGATGCAGAAACTAGAGTTATTAAAACCAAAGACACACCTATCAAAAAGAAAACCTCGCCCGAAAGCGTGGCAATAAAAGCGGAGTAATAATGACTAATACAATATTAGAACAACAAATTCAAAATCTTTATCCACATTTAAGTGAGGAACATATCAATTTATTGATTGATAAGGCAAAAGGTTTTTATTTTAACCTACGCTATCCTTATGGCAAAGAAGAGGATTTTGTTAATCTAGTTATTCCTAAGCAGTTTCATTGGTGGATTGTGGCGGCTATAAAAGAGTTTTCTGAAAGGGGCGCGTGGTCTAGTGCAACGAGTTATAAAGAGAATAGGTGGTCAGTTAGTTGGTCAAATCAAGCACATCTAAGCGACCGTCTAATCTCTCTTATAACCCCTATGGCTTCTGCGCCATCTTAGTGAGGTGCTTATATGAGAATTGAACTAAACGGGAAACACATATCAGCATTTGATGGCAACAATAGACGAGGTGTATTTTTTCATAAGCGAGGCGGTGGTGGATTTGATGTGTGGGGTAATCCCATAGAGAATTTTTTACCGCCTGATCCTATGCTACTAGGTTTTCAAAGTGCAACAGGATATACTGATTTAATGGCTTTTGGAGAAAAAGCCTTTGACCGTATGGACACAGTAGTATTCTTAGCGGAACATAAAGAAAAAACATTTAATGTTGGCGATAGGTTTAGTATAAGAAATCGTGATAACCCAAACGCATTATTGGCTGATTACGAAGTAGATTTTGTGGGATTGCCTTTATCAGTAACCTACGAAATGAAAGTCAAGAAGCGGATAGTGCCGTCTGTTGTGACAGACAAAATCATACCGCCTATATTCACAGAGGGTCAACTCTTAAAAAATATTGAAAGTGGTATGCTTGTAAAAAATGAAGAAACAGGGCAACTGTTAATTGGAGCGAAATTATGATGCCAATAAACGAAACAAAAATTGCAGATAGTGCATTGAGCGAGGCACAAGTGAAAGAACACCTTGATGACATAGAACATCATTTGTCTGTTGAGGATAGGATTAAATTTTCAAATGTTCCCGAAGATACTAATGTGGAGTTGTTTGAACTTTTAGAAAAAGTTAATGAGATTGTATCGTTACCCCCTGCTCCTACTATTGACGGATACTATGCTTTAAGACTTAGGGTTGAAAGTGGTATCCCACAATACGATTGGGTAGAGGTTCTTTAATGGCAACATACACCAAAAAAATTAGAGGCAATCTTAAAATCGCAAGTCTAACAAATATTGAGAAAACTCTTGATACATATGCGGAAGCGATAAGAGATAAGTTGCCAAAGGCTTTTTTAGAAGAGAGTTGCAAGTGGATTATTAAAGAGGCTCAAAGACAATTACAAACATATTTTCCAATTGATGAGGGAATGAGAAAGAAACTAGGCATTAAATCCTCATTTGATTTCAAACTAGCAGCAGACAATAAAAGTGTTAGATTATTCAATTCTCATAATCAAGCGGCATTCATAGAGTTCGGTATTGGTAGAGTTGGTGAGAATGCTCCACACGCTAAGGCGAAAGAGGCTAATTGGCGATATAATGTGCCTAGCAAAGCAAAAGACCAAATGGCTGATAACTTGGATAAGTTTAGGGCAGGCGGTGGCGATATGAGCGATATGTGGTGGCTTGAAGATGGTGGATATGGTGCGTGGTGGGCAAGTGGTAAGAATGGTGCAAAAGAGCGTATAACGCAAGGTGAAGAGGCTACGGAGTTTCTGTATGGGGCATTAGTCAAATTCAAAGAGCAGAATATTTGGCAATCAATAGTGTCAAAAGTCTATTATAGGGCGGTGCATGGCAGATTATGAGCAGAGAATTACGACAACAAATATTCAATCGCTTGCAAGAATATGTTCAAGCAAATTGCAGATTTAACTCTTTCTGCTTTCTTGCTGCCCCTGCTGGCATACCACCTAGACCTTGGATAATACTTGAATCAGAAGTGCGAAACGACAAAGGAACAAGTGGAAACAGAGAAACCATAAAAGAAAACATATTTAGGTGGAGAGGTTATGCACAAGACATTATATTAAACAATCAATTAGTCCACAGGATTGAGGTTATTGAAGAGATTGAAGAATGCGTAAATGAGTTCTTTATTAAATTAGAGGGAATGGAGCAAACTGATAATCTTAAAAATAATCAAGTGGAAACAACGCTTGCTATGCGTGGTGCTGTATTTATGCAACGCTCACACGGCGAAAGAAGCACTCGCTATATTTAACAAAAAAATAATTACATTTTAAGGAGATATAAAAATGTCAACAGAAATTATGCCAAAAGTAGCAAGTAATAACAGAGCGATTACAGATGTAGGCTCGTTTCTATGCTACAAGCGACCAGACCAAACGCATTTTCAAGTAGCGATTTGGACAGAGGGCGCACCTGCACATGGGGACGCACCAGCAACGATTGACACCACAGTTTCGGTGTCGGCACAAGAACTTAATGCGGCAGGTAGACAAAGCACACCGCCAAAAGACTTCACGGCTTTTTATCACAGAGATAACAAGTTGCGTTTAGAGAGGTTGGCGAGTTTTGGAACGCTTGAATGGCTATGGGTACACCAAGACGGCTCGGCAGAACATTGGGCTGGCGAACTTACGGCTTGGACTGGCGAAACGCCTATGAATGATGCTGTTCGTGCGCCGTTCCAAATATCAACAAGCGAAGTATTCCCTTATGTGTGGAACGCTCGTCCTATGGTTAGGCAAAAAGTTAGATGGACTACAAAAGTGTCTAGTGATACTGAAATTGTCGCAGAACAAACAGCGACTATCATTTTGCAAAACCTAACAGCAGGGGCAGTAATCACACCTAGAATACTTGATAATTATGGGTTGACCACTAGGGAAATTGCTTTAACTGACCCTATTGAAGCAACAGTAGGCTCTGGGGCGGCAAGCAACACCGTTACAATAACCGCAGGAGATACGGCGGGCAGTTGTATTCTTGTGCTTGAAGTATCTGCTAGCAATATTGCAGGCGACTTTGTTAGCACAGCAGTAAATGTAGTTTCAGCAGGACTATAAAAAATTAAAAGCAAAAAAATAAAAGCAGGAGTAAAAAAAACAATATGAGTTTTGTATTGAAAGAGGTGTTTATAACTACACCACAAGGCGAAAAGTTGGTAATTGAGCCAACTAACGATATGTTTGAGTTGTTAGAGAAAAAAGGTGTTTTTGCTAAAAAATCCTCAACAACGCAAGTCATTAAAGGAAGCGAGGAAGTTATTTTTGAATTGCTAAAAAGGCAACATGGCATAACCCACGAAACTTGGAATAGCATTAAAAATTATGCTATGAGTAAATACAAGTTAGTGAATTATATGCGGTGGGTGCAAGCAGTCATAACTTGCCTAACTCAAAATGTAAATGATGAAGTTGAGGAATTGGGTGATGACGATTTTTTGGGACAGTTCGACAACACGAAAGTAGGCAAAAAACAACAAGCGGACAGCAAAACTCTTGTGGAGAAGTTGGAAGCGGAAACGGAGTAGTTTCGTGTTACGAACAGCAAATTAAAGACCGCAATGCTCACATACGCAATGTTTTACTTGTTCAAGCGATAAGGCACAAAATGCCGCTTGATGTTTTTTGGCATAGTCCATTAAGACTTTTTTCGGTATATCTTGACGCTTATATGCAAGCGTATTTTGAGAATGTTGAATATGAGGCTTATATTCACGGAGAATATGGATTGTATTCACAAGACCCTAAAAAGTTCCCTAAAAAGCCTGTGGAGCGTTACAACTTTTCAAAGCGTGAAAATGAAAGCAAAGATAAGGCATTGCAAAAAGAGCAGATTAACGATTATCGTGTGTCTGCATTTGGGGTAATGTCTGTGGAGGAATAAATTTGTCTAATGGTGGTAACTATGAATTGGGCGGCATTGAGTTATTGCTTCAAGCAAGTGCGGATTCCGCGTCTAAAGAAATATTGCTCATTAAGAAAAATGTGCAACTGCTTAAACGCAGTCTTTTGTCATTAGCCAAAGAAGTCAAACCTATTAAAGATACAATCAAAGCCTTAAAACAATTTGGAAAAATTGAAGTGCCTAGTTTTGGGCGATTACAAAACCAATTAGAAAAGATTAGCAAACTTAACCTAAGAGAAACTCAAAAAGCGTTTGACGGCATGGCAACCTCTATAAAGCCATTTATAGACGAATTGGTGCGTGGCGAAAGAGCCTTAATCGCAATGGCTGCAATTTCATCAAAAATGGGTGGAGTAGTCAAGGCTACATCACAGTTGGCAGACCAAACAAGCAGAGTTGCAGATGAAGCAAAGCGTGGAAAAGAGCCTTTGGCTAGACTTTTTCAAGTGGGTAAGTTGATGTTTGCTGTTAATATGGGAAGAAGATATGCTCGTATTGCGGCAGGAATGATTAATCAAGCCGCTGTATATCAAGAAACATTATATATGTTCGCCACTTCATTTAGACATTTAGGCAATGAAGCCTTAAACTTTGGTAGAAATTTTGCAAGAAGTTTTGGGGTGGCAGAGCAAACTATACTTCGTATTCAATCAAGTGTGAATAATGTATTGATTGCGGCAGGTAATATTCCAAGAGAGGTTGCTTTTGCTGCCTCACAAGCCATGACAATGTTCACAATGGATTATGCGGCAATGTTTGGTAAATCTATGGAACAGGCTTTGCGTGGTGTGCAATCAATGCTTGCAGGTCAGGTGAGAGATATAAGGCAAGGAACTGGAATTGACCCGTCTAATCTACAACTTATGCGATTATTAGAGGAGTTAGGCGACCCTAGACACTTCCGTCAAATATCCGTTGCCGAAAGACAACTCTTAATTATGACTTCTGCCATGAGACAGATGAGTGCTTTAGGCGGTGTAGGTTTCTCAATCACAGCGGCAGATAGGGCAATGCACCAACTTCGTGTCTTACAAGAACAATTTATTGAAACTGGTAGATTTTTAGGACAAATATTTCTAAATATTATTGGTAGATATTTGCCATATATAAATGGTGCTATTATTGCTTTTAATACTTTACTTGGCAGAATGGCAGGGGAATTAAGACCTAATATAGACTATAGTGGAATAGTAGATGATGCAGAAGAAGCGGCACGACAAATTCAAGGATTATTTTCATTTGACCAATTTGAAGTCTTATCACAGCCTGAATTGCAGACTGGTGTTAGTGAAGATATTATGAGAATGTTCCAAGAACAAATGGAGCAATACAAGTCTAGGTTTAGCGAAATTGAAATGCAGGCACACAGGATAGCAGAAAGTATTTTACTTTGGGTTGAAAACAACCAAGAGTTTCTGAATGGACTTCGTGCAATCGGTGGCATTATTGGTGGAATGTTGATTTATGGAGCTATAGCAAAAGTCTTAGCCAAATTAAAACTTATACCAAAAGTATTAGGACTTTTTAAACCAAAACTACTTCTCATAAAACTATTTGTTTCAGCATTTGCATTTGCTGCCCTTAATAGCGAAAATTTTAGGGAAAGCATTGGAAGATTAGTTCAGTCACTACAACCACTTATGTCCTCACTACAACGAATTTTCGATGTTTTTGTGAGGTTAATGAGAAGTGCGATTGTGCCCGCTATTGGTTTTATCGTTGAGTTGGTTGCTAGTATAATTCAGTTACTCGATAACCTAAGCATATTAGAGCCTTTAATGATTATTATAATTGGTCTATTTGTAGCATGGAAAGCATTAAAATTCTATTCAATCATCAAAGCAAAAGTATCTGCACTCATTTTATTTATATCAAAACTGTTTGGAACTAAGTCAGCTCTATTAGGTGCGACATCAGCACAATGGGGATTAAACAAGGCTACAGCGGCTATGGGAGTTGGAATTTTAGGCTTAGTTGGTGCTATTGCGATGTTTGTGAGCGGAATGGGTGATATGAGTAGGACTTCAAGAATTTTAATCCCTGTTATTGCAATTTTAGCGGCGGCACTAGCAGGATTAGCGGTTGCGAAAGCGGCGGCGGCGGCAGGAATAGCAGCACCATTTAAGGCGATTGCAACAGCGGCGGCACTAGCAGGGGCAATGACACTAGCAGTAGGAACAGCGGTGGCAACTATACCTAGATATGCACAAGGCGGTTTCCCAACACAAGGTCAAATGTTTATTGCAAACGAAGCTGGACCTGAATTGGTTGGGAATATAGGTGGAAGAACAGCAGTTGCCAATAACGATATGATTATCAAAGGAATAGAGGAAGCGGCTTATAGAGGTATTATTAGAGGACTTAGAGATAGCGGCAATAACGGTGGTGGCAATATTAATGTAACGGTTGAAGCATTGCCAGACGGATTACTGCGTGTTTTAGACCAACAATACGCAACAGAAGGAAGAGGTAGGAGGATTGGAGAATAATGACAAGACAACAGGAATTAGAAATTCTTAAACAAAGATATAGAATATCTATATGGTCGCCTGAACATGGACTTAACCATATATACCCAACTAATGCACAATTAAATGGCAATTTGATAAATGGATTTGGTGCGTTTTCTGCCTATGTTCCAAAACCTAAAAGCTATGAGCCAGCTCGCATGGGGCTTGGAAATTTAGAAAGGCTTAGAGATATACCACGCTTTCCAACACCTAGGCTTAGAGTAAATTGGAATTTATCAAACCTAGAAACTTATTATTTATGGAGCAAATGGACTGACCCACCTGATTATAAGTTAGGATTTTATGTACCTGAATACAAAATGAGAATTGCACCGATATGGGCTTATCGCCACCCACGAGAATATCCTGAACTTACAAAGACTTGGCATGTAGATGGTTTATCAATCACGGCAGATGGTGGAGAATTTGTAGCAACTAATTACGAATACGAAGAAGATTTTGACGAAAATGCTATGCCATTTGGTTTTGTATCAATAAACACAATGGATAAAGTGTTACGCTATTTAGAATCACAAGGACAAACTGAATTATGCAATAAGATTAAATATGCAGGCATTGAGTTTGAAAAAGATGATGATAGCGAAATTATTTTACCTAGTGAAAGCGAGGTGGCGTTATGAGAAATGAATCAGTAAGGATAGAGTTCATTTCAGCAGATGGTTTAGGAACAGTCAATTACATGCAAACTGCAAATAATCTGCCACCCATTAACAATATTAGCCAACCACAAACGCTTAACACGCCGTCTATGGGCGGTAGACCGCTTTTACTAGGGGTTATGAGTGCAGGACAATTAAATGGAATGACAAACTATGCTAGACCATTTAATGGAGTAATTTTTAGAGAAAGGTCAAACGAGAATGGAGAATTTGTAACACCATTTACATTTAATATTATAGGCACAGGAATACGAAAACTGCTAATAAACTTTAATAGATTGCGTGGCAACTTTGCTACAAATTTAATTATAGCAGGAACTGAATATGCAAATGTTACAACACCATTTGTTTTATGGGTAAGTGATACACCGCATAATACTGTTACAGTATCAATATCTAGTATATCAATGCCTAATTTTCCTGTAGAATTGACTAGCATTTATGTTGGCATTGAGCGCACTTATAATAGAGCCAATGGCTTAAAAAGTTTAAGGCGAGGAAGTAAAAGTATCGCAAATTCACAAGAAGTTGTTACAGGTAGTAGTATAGGACAAACAGCGTCATTTGAGATGCTAGACAAAGACGGACTTATAAGACAACTTGCAGAAATGCAATTATTAGAGAATAGGCAACTAGTAACTTTTCTTGATAATGATATTGTGATAGGAAAGTTTACATTTGATAGACCTAACTACGACAGTAATACAAATCGCCTAAGTGTTAGCCTAGACGATGAAATGACTGATTGGTATGAGGGATTTATTGACCCAACTTTACATGGAGGAAATCCACAATTATATATGCTTGACCAAAACAGAAGCGCAAGGCATTTATACAATATTCTCTGTGCCAACAATCAAGAAATAAACTATATTGACCTAACACCCTTCAATACATCAACTGACAACTACCTAACAAATATCCGAATTGATTATTTTCTAGTTGAGATTAAAAATATAAGACAGTCATGGAGATTATTCCACGACCTAACAAAAACACAGGGGAGTTATAATGAGAATGGAAGCTATGTTACAAGACTAATCTAAACTATCTAACTTATCTTGCAGTTTACGCTTTTGCTCTTCTTTTTTCTTAATCTCTCTCTTTTGTTTGGCAACTTTGGCTTCTTGGATAAGCGAGGGATTTCGGCGAAGTTTTACAACATTTATAGCACAAAATAATAATATTGTTGTTGATAATAGTAATATAATCGCAATCAACATTGAGCCCATTAATATTATTGTATTATTATAATCAATTGCATTTAATATATTTTGATATATAATTGCATCATAAATATGTTCAATATTATAGACTGGATTATGTGCCAAAAAATACTCATATTCTCTATTGCTACTAATAGATATTTCTATAACACTAGATAGCCACACAACACTTGACACCAATATTGAAAAAGTAAGTAAAAATATTAAAAGATGAGTAAAAATTCGTTTTTTCATAAAACCAATATACCACACAAAAAATCTTATGTCAACACTTTTTAATAATAAAAATAATCCAATAATTTTACCGTCTAGCATACAAATAGGTAGACCAACTTTGCGATTAAATCAAAACAGGATTGACAGAGTTGAATGGGAAGAAACAAATGTCATAACCGAAAAAAGGTTTAATGTGCAAGTTCATGAACATAGCATATCATCCCAAAATATAACGAACACTATACAACCTAATATTCTTTATGGTAATAATACAAGCAACACCCAAGTCCATGCAGGTTCAAGAAATACTGCATTTGTAAGACTAAGAACATATCATTATATTGATACAATAAGGATTAATAAAATTCAGAATAGAGGTCTTAAAACTATTGGAGATGTTTATAGTGGAGTTTCATCTCGAGAAACATTTAATATTAATGCTATAGTCAATGGTATTATTAATTTTGGAGAGTTGACAAATATACCTCAAAATATTTCTATACCTCCAATAAGTAGTTCTATTGGAGAAAGAGTTGATAGAAGTCAACAATTTTCGTTTAACTCAAGTTCTCCGCAAGTATTTAATAATCCTAACAATGGGTTTGATGTTACTGTTGATACTGATTTCTTAGTGGGTCAAGGTAGAACTAACATAATAGTAGATTTTGACCCTAGAAACGATAATAATGCTATTACCGCACAACAGAGATCTGGACCAGTTTCTTTTCCTGTGATTGGGTGGTCGCCGACAGTGGCGAATATAAATATGCCTATAAACACAAATTTATCGGGTAATATAATAGATGAACAAGAAGACCACTATATTGTTAATGTGAATATTTTTGTTGGATTTGCTATTGGCGGTTTTTCTGCTACTGGAGTTTCTCCTGATAATACTATATTAAATCAAGAAAGGTCATTTAGTGTTTTTAGGGAATTTATTCCTCAAAATATTGTCATAAATTTTAGTGGTGACACATATGTTATTGATTTTTTAGACAAAGTCCAACGCTATCTGCAACTACCAAACACGCCTGCTAACACTCGCAATAAGCACCTTATGAGAACAAATAACTACTTCCAAACTCAACCTGTTTCCGCACCGCCTGACGAACAAGGAGCGTTCACTCACGGACGGAGAATGGCACAACGCATTTTAGATAAATACGAAAACAGCAGACAAAGCATTGAATTGACTGTTTTAAGGTCGGATAGAGGGTTTTTTACTAAGGATTTAACCGACCCCAACGCAAAGCCTGTAAAAGCAGATAGGGTGTATGAGGACATAAATGGCAATAAAAAAGTGACAAATAGGCTGCTCCATGTCGGAGATTATGTTGTAATAAATGTTCTCAAAGAAATGAAAGAGGATTATGTGCAATCCCTCGATTTTGTAGAGGGTGCAGATTTTTATAACGCAAGACAAGAGCCTGTTAGGGCATTGAATGTTAGACCTATTGAAATTCCACTTAGTAAGGACAACACAGGAGAAACAAGGGTATTTCAGTTGACTGGCGTTGAGATGAATGTAGATATAAATGCACCCTCAACCTATCGCTTGCAGGGCATTGAAGTCGTGAACTAGCGACAAAGTAGTATTATGTCAGACGAAAAAGAAAACATAAAAGACGAATTAGAAATAAAAATGAAATTGGAGGAAACGATTAAAAACATCGCTCCTCTTGTCGAGCCTTTGTCAGTTGCTCCAATGTCTTTACCAGTTGAGCCGCCTGTGCAGATTGTAGACGAAGTTCCTAATAATATTAGGAATGGTAACGGCATTTGGGCTAACGACTTAATTTCTGTTTGGGAAACTGCTATAGCGGCACATAGAGGGTCAATACAGAGTATTGTAATTGAATATCGTTCACACACTAGCGGAACAGCACAACCGCCAACAACAGGATGGACAAATGCTATTCCTAATGTGGCACAGGGTGCTTTTCTATGGACTAGAATGATTTTAACGCTAAAAGACGGCACTTCAAGTCAGTTTTTTAGTGTTGCTAGGCAAGGTGAACAGGGTGCAACTGGACCGCAAGGTGAACAGGGTGCAACAGGTGCAACTGGACCGCAAGGTGAACAGGGTGCAACAGGTGCAACTGGACCGCAAGGTGAACAGGGTAATGACGGACTGACTCCTAGGATAGTGAACAGGGAGTGGTGGATAGGTGACACCAACACAGGGGTTGTAGCAAAGGGTCAACAAGGGGTTGCTGGTGTAAATTCTTCTGGCGGTTTAGACATGGGTAGTAAAATCGTAACTGTATCGTATTATGATTGGCAAGAGAACCTACATGATAGAAGCTTTACTGTTACAATAACACGAGAACAACATGGATTGCCACCCTCATCGGCATTACTTGCATTTACTAAACCATTCACAACAGGAAACAAAACAGCGCAATCATACGATAGTCCAGAGATTGACAATGACGGAACTATAACGATTAGAGCAGATGAAAAGTGGGAAGGAATTGTTGTTATTGCCAGTGGAATAACGGAGATTGCTGACCTTGCTGCACGAGAATTGGCTAATAGGTCAATAGGGATGCCAGTGTTTGATAACACTTCATTTAGGTTTACATTTACGGCAAACAATGGCGAAGTGATGAATATAGACTTGCCAGTTGAAGAGTTTAGGAAAAGTTTCGACTTTGATGAAAGCACAAATGAATTAATTATTATAACAGGACTTGGAGTTGAAAGGAGAGTCGATATTTCGGAAGTGATTCCAATATTTGTTGGCGGCTCAACTGGGACAATACAAGTGTTGGTGAATGAAAATGACATAACAGCAAACCTGCTTAATGGCTCAGTTGATACGGTTCACCTAACGCAAAATATTAGAGATAGTTTAACAAGAGCAGACAACTCAGAGCCAAAATTTGACAAAAATACAGCGTTCAATGTGAATTTTGGAATTGGCGAAAACGAAGTAAGAAGAGGGAATGACACTGCATATACTAACAGCAGACACCCATTGACGCACGGGCATAATGCTATTGATATTAATGAAAACTTTCTTGTTGCTGGCAACAATGTATCTTTACATAGAAATGAGACAACTGGTAGCATAACTATTAATGCGACTAGTGATGGAAGTTTGACCAAGCCCCCATTTGAGATTCCAATATCATTTATAGAAAACAACGAGTTATTTGAAATGTCTATACTGGGAACAATCCATCAAAAAAGTTGGAACGCTTCAGTAGAAGTTTTTGACAATTCTATTAATGAGTTTGTTGGAGTTCAAATTGTGAGAGACCAAGAAAATTCAAATATTTTAATAAGGAGCGATATTGACTTTAATGGAGTCATTATTATAAGATAAAAATGAGCAATACATTTAATAGACAGCCAAAATTTAATGGGAAAGAATTGTTTCATGAAGAAAATGGGGCTAACATTGAATTAAGCAATGTAAAACCCCAATTTGAAAATGAATTTAGCCCTCTTGTTGGCCTAAACAATAATTTATTGGGCACTTTTGATGTAGCTGGGACGGCTCCACATGACGACATTACGGCATCTTCAATCAAACACTCAATAGAAAATATTGATACATATGAAATAGCGATTAGATTTGCGCGACCTGCAAGAATTGAGACGGGTGCGAATAGCCCTTCGTGGATTTGGGAATTAGACACTATAAGAGAAAGCTTGAACTTAACTACTGGCGAAACTTCTATTGTAAACCAAACTACGAAGGTTAAAATAAAAAAAGAGGATTTGCCATTCTCATTTTCTATAAATTTTCAAGAAACTCCGCTTACTAACGAAAAAGGAACGAGTGTGATTGGAAGGGTAATGGCAGGGAGCGCAAGCATTATTATTGAGGACATCAATGAACACGGTATCGTTTTTTCAAGCAGGTCTGGGCCACTGTCAAACAATTTACCCCAAAATGCAGCAACTTCAACAAACATTCAACCAAGAATTGCGGCTATTGATGTTATTAGCGCAAAAAGCTCTCCGATTAGTGCGTTTACAAAGCAAATACATAATGACATCAAGTCTAAGATTCTTCTAAATACAATAGATGGGAACACAGAGATTGAAGTTTATAGACTTGCTTCTGAAACAGCAGAGGGGCAATTGATTATCCCTCTGAGTTCTAGCAATAACAATTTAAGTGGAAGTTTTATTAGATTAAAAATCACTGTTGTGGGTCAGTGGATTCAAGCTGACAGCAGCAATAATGTGCGAAGAGTTTTGATTCAAAACAATATGGGGTTATCCACAGCAAGTATGTTGCAGATAACAGACCCATTTGTTGAATTAGAGATTCAACAAATTTACGGAAAAACACTTGAAAGCGGGTCGGTTGAAATCTCACCCACAAATATTAAACTAACAAACATCGCTGGGGAGAGTATTTTTTTACCCAGATCTGCTGCGGATGTTGTGGGCGGGAATTTTATATTAAACGTGAACCAAATAACGATAGATTTTATAAACTTGCCTACAAATCCACAAAATTATATAGTTGTTGAAAGAACAATAGGAGGTATTATATTGTAATGAATATAATTAATACTAATTTTAGAAATGCTATGGAATTTATTTATCAAGTTGTAAAAAACAGAGAAAATTCTATAACAATTAGAAAAAATGAAGAAATTGGAGTTTGGGTGTTTGATAAATCTAAACTTAATTTGGAGTATTGTGAGAAAAATAATATTCCAATAAACGATGTGTCTTCGTTTGGAAAGGGAGACATGGCAGGGTGTATAGTCGCAAACAAAAATGATATGTCTTTTTTGATAACACATCAAAGCGAAAGGAAAATAATTGAATTTGAAATTGAGTTTTGCAAGAATTTTAAAGATTTCCTTAACAACAAAGGGCTAGAGATGAGCTTAGATGGTAATGATTATTTGATAGATGGAAAGAAGTTTTTAGGCTATATTATTGGAAGACATGACAACATTAATTTTGTAACAATGTTTGTTGCTATTGACGACTCCACAAGTCTTATAAAAAAGATATGCAATAATACTTCAACAAAAAAGCATACTAATTTAAGTCAATATGATATTGCGGCAAATGATATTATAAAAATTTTAGAAAAATCTTGTAAAAATCTTAAAATAATTTAAAGTTTTATGTTTGTTTATATTATATATGAATTAAAACAACAAACAACATAGCATTAATTGACTGTTTTAAAGATAAAGAAAAAGAAAAATAATTTTGAAAAACAGGCAAAAACGATTGACATTATTTTGATATTATGATATAAAAAAGTATAGTTTAATTAGGTATACTCATGGGTATACATTAGCCAAAGTGGGCGATTTGCATATTTATTTATTATGCTGTCGTCCTATTTTTTTATTTCAATTACAAAGCAGGGAGATTTTAAGATATGGATACATACAATATAGGCTCTTTTTTAGGGTGGTTAATTCCAACAATATGCACAGTTGGTGGCGCAATATTATCATTAATTGTATGGCTAAGAAAAAGAATTAATCAACTAAGAGAGTCTAAAATTGAACTTAAAAAAGTAAAAGATGAGCAAAAAAAATCCTCTGACACTGTATCTATTAGAAACTTTTATCTTCCACTAATTTCACAAGTGGAAACATTCCTAAATTTTAGTGGAATCGAGAAAAAAGAATGGGTTATGAACAAAGCGAGAGTTCATGCAATTGAAAAAAACCTATGGTTTGACGATGGAGAACACTCTGCCAAAATTGATGAAGTTGTAGGTGTCGCAAGAGATGTCAATATAAAAAAAAGCAAGGAGATAGAACTATGAAAATATTGGAAAGAAATATAGGCAGTCCAGAAGAGGGCAAGGCATTGTATACAAAAGCAGAAGTAGAGGGATTTGAACTTTATGCAGGAGTTGGGAAAAACGATAGATACGGACATGACGGAGTTAATTTGATTGGCTCAAAGACTCGTCCTGACTTGTTTTATTCTTATGAGGGTAAACTTTACGCTAAAACATCTCACTTTGTAGAGCCTGTTCCTGTCGTTGAGGAAAATTCTGTTGAGTCTATGTCGACTGAAGTAGTTGATACGAATGTTGATGTTGAAACTGAAACGGAGGGCGAAGAAACTCTTGTTGTTGATAATTTGGCTGACGAACATATAAGTGAAATCACAGAGAGCAAAAAAATTTGCGAAATCTGTCAATATTCAATAGAAAATATTTTAAATGCGTTAAGGTTAGCAGAAAAAAGATATGAAGCGTCTGAAAATGTTGCAAGTGAAAATGAAAAAATTTTTAAAGAGTATGACGAAGAAATAGAGTCTTTGACAGGTAAAGTTGCTAAACTTACAATGGATTTGCAAGAATCACTTGCTAAAAACGAACACTACGAAATAATTATCTCAAATAATAATCGTGCAGAGAGTGAAAGGCTTGCTAAATTTAGAGAAGATGTTATTAACGCAGTAATGCAAGTAGGATTCAATAATGAACAAACCTAAACTAAGTTTCTATCAAAAACATAAAGTTGCTACTGCATTCTTAGTCTGCTTTTTGACGGCATTTACATCGCTTTATTTGCTGAAAATAATTGGCGTTCCAATCGTCAATGAAGCGGTATTGAATAGTGGTTTTTTTAGGTTTATAGATGAGCGCAAATGGTTGCTAGTAATCTATTTTTGCGTGTTGAATTTAATAGGTGCTTATTGTCTATGTTTTGCCATGAATGATAAACCTTATTCAAAAGTTTGGTGGCATTATCTTGTTATCGTAGTTCCGACAATATTGGTAACACTAGGAAGAATATATTTAATGCCTATATCACAAATGGATATAGTATATGATATTATTTTGTATATTATTTTGCCTATTTTCTTTGCATTTTTTATAAACAAAAATAATCACAATATAAAAAATAAAGTAATTCTATTATTATTTACTTTAATTTTATATTTTTATTTTATTGGAACTACATGGTGGAGTGCGATTCTTAATGGTTATATATATTGCGAAAACGCACCGCCAGCAATTTCAAGCACATTTTTAATTTTTTTAGAAGTATATATAGGCTTGGGTTTGCTGGTTGCGGCTATGAACTATTTTATTAAATATAAAAACGAGGAGTTAATCAATTATGGCAGTTAGGTTTGTTAATGCTTGTGAAAAATCAGCAAAGTATTATGAAATGGCAAGAATTGAGCGTGAAAACAACAACGAAGAGCTTGCAGTCGAATACGAAGAAATAGCGGAATTATATGCTAACGCAGAAAAGAATTAAGGAATTGGAGCGGAGAGCAAATAGGCACTTCGCAAGACAAGACTTTGTTTCATATCTTATTCCAATAGTCATGATAACTTTAATTGAGGTTGTCATGACTTTTCAATGGCAACAGATAGTCATGTGGTGGTTTTCCAGTCTAGTTTTCTTTTTCTCGTTCTGGACTATACGCATAGCATTTGGCGAGAACAACACATATCATAGCAAGTCATGGAAGACGTGTAAAATTATTACTCGCTTAGGTTTGATTTGTGGGGTGCTAGTGTTGCGATTGTTGCCGCCTACGATAACTGTGTCGTGGAGTGTATTTATTGCGTTTCTGTGTGCCTTAGCATTATATGGTGCTAGGGTTGCTGTGGATAGATATGAGGAACGCATAAAGGAAGCAAGCAAGCCTATTGAGAAAAAATTTCACACTGACACAGCAACAGCAGAGGAAATTTTAGAGCGTGTAAAACAAGTCTATAAAAAAGATACTGAATATTTTTTGAAACAAGCAAATGTTCATTTTATAAATGTTAAATCTCATGAAGAAATAAATAAAGCATATCCCGAAAGTTCACGCAAAGAGCGAATGAGAATGAAAGCAAAATTAAACAAATAGTCAACCCTAAATATGGATTATGGAACATGTTGTCCACGCTTAACTATTTACAGTTAAGCGTTTTTTTGTTATGATTTTTATGGTTGATAGTGAATGAGTGAGTTTTTGAACTCACCTTCTTGTCTCACTCTTCGCTTGATACTATAAAATAAAAAGAAGGTAGGAATCGGAAATAATGCAACAAGAAGAAATAGATAAATTATTAGAAAAAATTAAATTGTGTGAAGATATTATTGTTAATCAAAATGCTGCAATAAATCAACAGCAACACCCATACGCAAGGATAGTTAAAGACCTTTGCAAAGAATTGAATGTCAAATCGGACAGTCCAGAGTTTATTGAAATATTAAAGTCGAGCAAGGAAATCTGTTTGGCTGAATTTGAGTTAATGAGAGATAACCCTGTTCAAGCATACGAAGAACAAAAAGGAAGTGGGGTTGGCTCAGTTGCCGCTTTAGCATTGTTGACAAGTTTGTTCTTCACATTTCGCAATAAGGGTGATGATTGCCAACAGTTCGATAAACGCAAACCCCCAATGAAAGAAAAAAAGGCAGACAAAATTTTGACAAAGGCTATCAAGTATGGACTTCCTCTTATTGAAGCACTAAAAGCAAAATTTTCTATTGTCAAAGAAACGGCAAAGGAAGAAATTGCGCAAGAATATAATGCTATTGTTGACGAGGTGATAAGCGATGAAAAAATATAGAACAGAGATTATAGATGAGTTTAAAAAATGGTGTGACGACTTGACAAAAATGGGCTTTCATAAGAATATTTCTCATGACTTATTTTTGAGCGTTTTTAATAGGATTGCAGATGAGCATACAAGCCCGACTAAAGCCACCAAAAACAGCGAAAAATCAAAGGCAAGCAAAGTATCAAACGCAACGATAAAACCCGACAGCGTGGCACAGAGCGACTCTAAGAGCGATATTGATAAAGAAAACAAAAAGGACGGTGCTAAATAGATATGGAAATTATCGCAATACCACTAACCCCCGAAGATTTGGCGGTGTGTAAAGAGTTGGCAAAGACCAACAATGTCAAAATTAAACATGATGGAAAATTCGTTAAGGTTATCTATAATGAAGTCAAAGACACCCATAATGTTTTAGATTTGGTCAGGGAGGACTTGACAGATTTTGTCGAGTTGTTTCGTGCCTACATTAAAGACGAATCGGAAACCGAGAAAACGGAAACTGAAAGAGATGTTGCCGAAAGTAAAGAGGTTACAGCCGACAACAAAGCCACAATTGAATATATCACAGAATATTTCAACAGACAACTCGCAATCCGTGATGAAAGAACAGACGGGATTTCTGCAAAAGTCGCAAGACTCGAAGAAATCAACAAAAAGGTATTCTCTTTGTCGGTATTGTCAAGCGAAGAAACTGTCGAATAAAAATAAAAACAGGATAGGTGAAAATGCTATGTTAGACCCAGCGAAAGATTTTGTGGCGAGGGTAAATTTGAGCGGTGATATTATAAATCAAACAACTGCTGAAAAAGATGTTGTTGGTGTCGATATGATACGCTATAATGAATTGCTTGCAAATAGAGATACTGCTCTTAATAAAGCAACAAACTATTATGAAGAGTTGTGCGGAATTTGGGCGGTGTTACCTAGTGATATTCGTAAAGCATTGGTTGATAAAGGTTTTAAAGAAAGAATGAAACCCGAAACACAAGACCAAAAGAACGACAAAATAATGAACACTTTGAGTCAAATGGCAAATGCGATCAATGTTCTTACCGAAACTGTCAATAAACTGTCAAGCTATAAAAATAATGAGCAATCTAGCGAGGGAGGCATTATATAATGGCAAAAGGAAAAGATAGTTGGTTATCAATGGCAAAAAAAGCGGTAGCAACTGCGAAAGAACATGGGATAACCCCTCAAAATGCTAATAATGTTTCACCATCAATAATAAATGGAATGCTAAAAAAGTTTGGCTGGGATAACACTAGAATGGGCAAGTTAAAAGATTTCAGTAAAGGGGCATTAGAGACTGCACAAAAAGCAAAAGAAGCAACATTTGGATTGGTTGACCCAGTTAAAATAATCACAGGAATTGATATTGATAAAATTGATATTGACGAAGCAGAAAGAACTGTAAAATCACTTGTTGGAATTAAAGATGATAGCCATAGTGTTGTTGAAGTTTCTCCGATAACTTATCCGTCATATGATAGGCGGTCAACACAATTTCAAAGCGTTCATAATCCTGCAAGCAAGGCAACGTCAAGCGATATTAAAGATTTGTCAGGATTGCCAGATTAAAAATATACACAAGGTAGGTATTATTTTATGACAATAGAACAAAGAGAGGCGGAAATAGCGAGATTGAAGTCAGAAATATTTTTTAATGAAAAATTATCGTCTCTCGCGGGCAAGTTAAATCTTATGCCTATTAGTATGCCTAATTTTGCTACTACTTGTATTCCCTTAGCAAATAATGTGCAACATGAGTGTTTTACTCAAAATAAAGTTAAAAATGTGAAAATGAACAATATTGCTAAAGAACAAAAAAGGCAATTATATTTTTGCGAATATTGTAGTGGTATTAGTTATGAGCATTCTTGTAAAAACTGTGGAGCAAATACAATATTAAAAACGGAGGCATCTTAAAATGAATTGCTGTTGTGGCTGTTGCGAATGGTGTTGCTGGTTAAAGCGACTTATTGACAAAAGAGCAGAAAGAATAGTGCAATCTGCTTTAACTGCTTTTGCATTGCAAAACAACCTTACACTACCAACTTATACTTTTACGGCAAGTGTAGAACATATTGACACAAGCGAAGAGCCGTCAGTTACTGTAACTACGACATAGAGGATAAATTATGCCGAATACACATTTACATTTCAAATTACATAAAGGCAAAGACGGCGAAGATGGCAGGCACGCATTTGAGCCAGCGTTTGCTTATATAATAGCAGATTTGCCAAATGTCTATTCTGTAGCAAGCGGTGCAGAAATTCCCATACAAACAAGTTATGCTTTAGTAAACATTGCTAAAGTTGGCAACGGATTAAAATTGCCTAAAGGTTTTTATCAAGTTGGTTTTACTGTTTATGTTCAACCAAATCAACACGGAAAATTTTGCCTAAGATATGGGGCATTAGACGCTAGGTTTTCAAATGCATTATTTGAAACGAAAGACGAGGCACAGTCGTTTAGCGGAAGTTGTATAATCGGAGTGGAACACGATGACACGACGCTTGTTTTGAAAAATGCTAGCGACACTGCTATATCATTAGGACAAACTGCAAGCGGAACACAGAACATAGCAACTATGTGGGCTGTGAAAATAAAGGACTATTCATAATGAACCAACAAGAATTAAATAAATTTTATTGTCCGATTTGCAAGAAAGTTTTACTATGCGAAGTTGAGGCCGAATATAAGGGTATAATCATAAAATGCCGAATGTGTGGCAACAGGATAAAGGTTAATAAACAAACAGAAAATTAAATATTTTTTGAGCCAGAGCCAAGAGCCAGAGCCTATACGAGACATTATCGTATGGGCTTTTTATTATTTTGAACATTTATTTGCGATAGTCGCGAATGTTGTAAATAAAAATAACTCATGTCACAGAGCATGGGAACAGGAGGTTAAAGTTATGCAAGAATACAAAAAAGAATATATTGTTGATGGTGCTGCTGGTGGCTTTGGAAGTTTCGGCGGTAGCGGTGGAATGATTTTTGCCGTTATAATCCTAATTTTGATTTTCCTTTTCTTTAATCGAAGAGATGGATATGATAATCACAACGGACATGGTGGACACACAGTTGCTGGAAATAGACCAGTTTTCTATGACGAAAGCAACTGGGAACAGCAAAATCATCTTAGAGCCGATAACGAAAGAACTCGTGCTTTAATTGACACCAATTGGAGAGCAGACCAAGTAGAGAAAGTTGCCGCGCTTAATGGCAGAATCAACTTGCTTGAAATGGAAAAATTCCAAATGGCAAACACGGCTGTTATCATGAACAGACTGGGCGCTATTGAATGTGATTTAAGGTCAGTTCCTAGAACTCAACCGACATTTGCAAATACGGTTAGCCCTTTGACTACTCTAGTTCCGGGAATTAACCCTTGTGCATTTCAAGGAGGCGGTCGTTGTGGTGACTAATTAAAACTGAATTATAGATAGGAGTTGGGGTGGGTCATTAAAAGCCTATCCCAATAGTCCTATTTTTATTGACAAAAAAACAAAGAGGTAACAACATGAAAGATTTAATTGAAGCCGCATTGTTGGTCGGTGCAGGAGTTTGTCTTGCGAACGAAAAGGCTAGAGTGTATGTTCAAAATACGCTCGGCACAGTTTTTAAGTCAACACTATCGACAATAGCCAAGAATGGCAATAGCGGTGGAGCGAACAATGAACAGCAACCAACTAAGAGCGTTGAGCCGATACGCACGCCCTTTTCGGGGACTATTGGCACGACAAGCAACCAAAACAGTCAGCAAAACCCTTAATAATAGAGTTCATAACAATGTTTCTATTAACAAAAATATCACTCCGCATAAGGGGAATGATAAAGTTTTTGACGCTGTATTATTGATTGGTGGCGGTGTCGTTGGTTACTTTATTGGAAAATCACAATTGAATAATAGCCCTAGAAGTTCGGTGGCGAACACTCGAATAAAGCAAGAATAATAATAAAAAACAAAATTTATAAGGTGGTGGGTGTTATCTCATGCACCAAAGGAGATTAAAATTATGAGAAATAATTGTTTCAAAGGTGAGGGTGGTTGTTTTGGACTAACAACTTCAACTGCACCAGTAATGTCAGCAGGAAGCACATACCTATTTAATACTGTTTATAACAACAATTCAAATAGTGTATGTTGCAGTAAATTTATTCACTTGAACATCGGGACAGGTGAATTTACGATTGGAAGAAGTGGTCGTTATTTGATAACACTTGATACAACCATTACTCCAGCAGCAGGAACGCAAGCAACGCTTATTGGTGGAAATGGAAAAACTATTCCAATCAATCAATACACGCAAGCAGGTGGAACTCGCTCTATTGAACTAAAAAGAGGTCATGTGTTCAAAGTTGTTAATACTGGAACTGTTGCTCCAGCATTTGAAATTGGAACAGATTTGCCAGTTGATGTTGCGACGATTACCATAACCTATGAGAGTGCAATTAACTAATTAAGGAGAAATAGAATCATGGAAAAAATAAAACCATTATTTTCGTGCAAGGACACAATTGGCATGATCTGGCGTGAGATTGAGGGCGCGGAACTACATTTGCAACATGCTCAAGAGTATATTGATGTATGTTCTGAAAGAGCTGGAATGTCAGTTGATATTGCTGAACAAAATCTTGCAACTGCCGATAGATTATCGCAATATAATCACAAGCACTTAGGAAGTAAGCATCAACATGCTCCAGTTGCTAATGGAAACCCACAACCTATTGACACACTTCATCAAGCGGCGAAAGATTTGTGGTCGCATGAACACCCAGACATTCATGAAGCAATAGACGGAGTTCGCCACAGAATTGACAGCCATAAAAAGCGTCTTGCAACTCATGGGAGTGGTCAACACGCAGGTCACGCAAGATACTAAAATGATTTTTCTTCGCATAAGCGGTAAACATTCGACATGGATAGAACAGAACAAATTGAGAAAACATATTTAGAGTGCAAAGAAAGGCTCTTAACACTTAGACAAGAGTGTTCGCAATGTTGCGAGAAAGAGCCTATTTTTGCAATTGAAAAACTTGTTGACGATTTATTCAGTGAACTTGAACTTGTTAATGACGCATTGATTTTGTCGTGCGATAATTTTGTTCCTTATGCTCTGGACGATATTGATTATGATGATTGTCGTCCGTGTGTAAAAGCAGATTTATTTTATAACGAAGCGAAGAATAGGAAAATATAGTGAGGTGTAATTATGGCAAGAACTAGAACTATAAGTGATAGAGGCGGCAAGTGGAGAGCGACAAGTTCTCGTGTCGCTAGAAGAAAAATGCCAGCGTCAGTTTTTTTGAAACCTAGAGAGCGTAAATATCCTGTTAAGGTTAAAAGAAATGGCTGGCAATATAGCCTAGCAGGACTTATGGCTGCATATAAACGAGCAAGACAGCATGGTGAAACTGGTGTTGCGGCAAAGGCAAAGCGAATAGCAGACCCTATGCGAAAACGCTTAGGAAAACCGCCACTAGGTGCAAGTTCAAAAAAATAA